CTAAAAGAAATCGTATTCAACCACCAGCGCTTGCAGTTTGGGACTTACTTGAAGACCATTCTGTGTTTTGGAAAGGTTACGTTGTCTTGTTTTAATCGATTGCTGTAACCCTTTATTGGTGATTGGATTAGATCTACCGTACTGCGATTGATTGTACTTGCGAATCTTCGTCATTACCGCCTTCATCGCTTCGCCATCTTTTAGCCGGTATGCGGTGTAATATGCATTCATCAAGCTTTGTCTGCGTTTTAATACAAACCCCTCATAGTTTTTAATCGCGTTGTTTTCATCATATTGAATATTGGCGCGTCCAACTGCGAAGCCAAGAGCCTGCCCTGTCAGTTCACTAAAACTCAAATCACTCACAATCTCTGAGCCAGTTTTGGTAGTAATGCCATCTTCGTTGATGTAACGAACCGTTTTTAGAACATCTTTAATTGCTTTGGGTGGGATTCTTTCGATACCGCGAGCGAACTGGTCATTTGAAATATCTGCCATACCTTGTGCCCAAGAAACCCCAATACCACCGATAACAGGACCAAGCGCTTGTTTCATGTACTCCATATAAGCATCGTTAGCATCTACGTCGCGATTGATGCTGCGAACCCAAAGATCATTGAGAGAGATTCGACCGCCAATACTTGGTAAACTACCATGCCAAATTAACGCAGCATTCTCTTTGCCAAATGCACCGGCTAACATCAATTTGAGTTCTGTTTCAGCATCAAACGGCTCGTCATCATCCCCAACAATCTCTTGCGCCGCATTGATCGCCGTGGTTAGCCACCAAAGTGGCAACGCACCAGCACCACCAATAAACGCAGTTGTGGCCAACGTACCGAGAAGTTGCTTTCTTGCCATCGCTTTCACTTCGGGTGTCTCGCCTTTTAGTGACTTCGCTAGGTTCGACCAAAGGTAGTAACTCATGTTCTGGCTATATTGCTTAAACTGTAACGCTACTGCAGCAATGTCACTTTGCATGAAACGAGCACGGTTAATCGATGAATAATCAAAATGGCTGTCCCAGGTATCTTTGATAGCTTGCTCGATAGCCTGTTCGTGGTTGCCGTGCTTTTTCATCGCTAATCGATACGCAGCAATAAACGTCACTTCTCGGTTAAATACTTCCGCTTTATGGAACGACCAGCCGATGATATTCATCGCCTTGTTCCAGGTTCCAGAATATTTCGCGTTCGGATTCTCCGCGAGGCCCGCCAGGTCTGCCGCTTGAGTCACATCAATCACGCCTTGGGCAATGGCGCGGCGCATGGCCTCCTTCTCTCCACCAGTAAGAACGGCACTTAAAATACCCTGACCTTTTGGTTTGTTCCGCTTAGTTGCTGCTTTTAAAAACTCCCCACTAGCATGAAGCATCGCTTTGCTTGACTCGAGCATGCCGTATCGAGAACCTAAAATCGGCAGAGCCACTTGGACGTTTTGGGACAAGTTCACCAACGCTGCCGCTGGCGTCAAGCCAAGCATCCACACAAAACCCAAACTGGTGAGTTTTTGGGCCCAACCTGAACGAGAAGGATTTCTTACCCATTCATGTCGTTTGTTTAGCTCTTCAACAATGCGATCCGCTTCAACGTTATTGGGTAACTCGTGGACGTATTTCTGAATGCTATCGAGATGGTTATCTAAGATATCCATATGATCGAGACGAGCTTGTTGGCGTGATTGCTTAAAACCTTGCTCTGCAAGTGTTCTTACCGCGTCTTGACTAAAACCAGCTACCCCTTTACGGTGAATGAAGTTGCGACGCATTGAGCGAGCGGGCAAAGTACGTAAGTACATCTGGTAAATTTCATCACTTAGTGACTCTTTAGCCGGTGTGTGCATATTCGCTTGCTCTACCAGATTTAGCACATCGGCTACGAATGGTAGTGATGCTTGTTGTACAGCATTAAACTGTGCTTTCATCCCTGAATTGTATTCAAAACCCGCCTTAGCCAGCTTCTCTGCTGCCAGCTCCATCTCCCCTTTGGTTACAAACATCATGAATTGACGCTCACCGCTTTCATCCGCGAAATCAATCCAGTAATCGCCGTGCCGTGAGAGCGGAAAGTACAAACCTTTAGCTGCACGTTCGTTGCGTTGACGTAACTCAGCTAACATGGCTTTGCGTATTTTCGCATCCTGTACCGCACGATTGATATTCTCTTCCAACGCCTCGTTCATACGTTCAGACTGAGCGCGGTAGTGATCTCGCATTTGACGGTAGCGCTTCTTCTGCTCTTGATTCAGTCGCGCAAACTTAGGTCGAAGCTCTACATGTCGCTTGCGGCGATTTGGTTCCTGCTTGAGCAGCTCACGCTCTTCTTTGAGCGTATTCCAAGCTTTTTGGCCACGTTCACTATTCAAGCCGCCTTCTTCTTTCAAAATTCGCTCTTGTTTGGCGATACTTTCTTTTAGCTCTTCTTCGCGAGATTGGAATGCCTCTGATGGGTCCACATCGGCCAAGGTTGCTTCGTGCGCAAAGGAGAATAGCTCGTCGGCTTCTTTCTGATTAGCTTTGGCCCAATCACTCAGCTCTTCGGCTATGTTGGCCGCTTCTTCGGCCAACATATTCTGTGTAACAACCATCGAGTTGATCTCATCGAGGTAGCCATCAATCATTTTTCCTAACGGCTTACTGACGGCACTCGCAACCTCTCCCATTTGTCTCAGTGTTAACATTCCGTACTTGTTGCGACCAATGGCATCGAGTGTTTGGCCGACCACCGGTGTTCCGTAAATCGCTTGCTTAATTTTGCGCACCACCTCGCTTTGTTTTTGTGATAACGCTTCGTCCGCGCTCATTGTCGGCTGCTTGCTTTGAGATTCTTGAGATTGCGTATCACGATTTCGAGAGAAAAAGAGTGCATCATCTGTGCTGTCTGTGCCTTTAGGTGGCGGCGTTTTTAGCTGTTCTTTCGCTTTGAATACCAGGGTGAGCAATTCATTATTGCTATATTCAGGCGAGTAAATAAACCCAAATGCGTCACGTAGAACACTGCGTACTTTTGCCAATAAACGCTGGATAGGGTTAGCAAACTTTTTCTGCTCAGCAAGATGCGCCACAAGCTCATGCACCAAGACTTTTTCAGCGTCGGCCTTAGTAAGCTTTTTCGTTGAATTGACGTAAGGCGTTAAGTCCACACCATTTTGCTCTGCAAAACGTTGAATTCCCTTGCTGCCACCTAACATCAAAGCTAACGTATTAATATCTGGCTGTGCTTTGCCCTCTTTTAGCAAGCGAGCCAAACCAACGTGTCCTGCCACTTCGTGGAATATTGTTTCTTCAACCTCAGAGGCGTAATTATGTTTTTCAGCGACCAACCAGACTTTGTGCTCTTTGGTATCATAAAGCCCATATACCTCGCCCTTGGCATCATTGTCGTCTATGGCCTGTTTTACATGGCTAGGAAGATCCGCCTCCGTATCGACCGCCTCAAAGCGGAACGTGAAGTCTTTGAAGCCGAGCTTGCTAAGCGCCGTGCGAGCGATCGAATCGATGGCGCTCCGTTTCGCAGTGATTCCACCGGCTATCTTTCCGGTTTTCATCCTGGTACGCCCTGCATCCGTACTGGCTCGGCTAAACAGGACAACGCCTGAATCATTCGACTCATCATCCACTGGCGCTTCAATATCACGCTTCGCGTCTTCTTCTAGACGAGACTGGTAACGTGCTTTCGCTTCTGCAATAAAATCGTACTCTGGCTTTGGTGTGTCTTTCGGCTGTGAGATAGCTTGAGCCACGACAGGCTCATCCTTACTGCCTTCATTCGACATCAATAAATGAACATACTCACCTTGCTCGTTTAATGCTGGCATCACACTATCGAACTGCCAGCCTGGATACTTCATGCTAACGCCGAACGCTTGATATGTTTTTCCGTTGTGCTCTAATGCTCGCGCTTTCACCGTAGCAGGGTCGAACGTTGAGCGTTTCACCTTACGGCGCTGCTCGTTATCAATGAACTTGTTCGGTGTCTCGCTGCGGCGAATGTTCTCTTTTAGATCCGCCATTTCCGCCTCGACCGACAACCACAAGTTGCGATCTCTCGCTTGCTCAAGCTCGGTCCTTAGCTCGGTGATATTTAGGTTAGCGAGCTTCTTGGCGTCTTTGAGCCCTTGCTCTAAACCTTTCAGTTGGCGTGTGTATCGCGATTCAATATTGTTGAGCTCAGTGCCAATCGCATTGAGGTGAAATGCGCTCATAAGAGCTTGTGAGCCCGTAATGGTTGAACTATGTACGCCATTCGCCAAACGGCTGATCTGCTTTCCTTTGTCATCCGTCAAAGTAACGCTAATCATTGGTTCTTGGCTTTTATCATTAAGCGTTAGGTAATCGACTTGCAGTGCCAATGCTAGGTGCTTGCCGAGTTTTAACCAGCCATCCCACTCCTTGCCTTTGGCTATTGCATCGAGTGCTGGTTTGATTAAGCCACGGTTTAAATCGGTGGAATAGTCGTTATCCAGTAGGTGAAGCGAAGGGCGCTTAGGTTTTTGAGGCTTTTTCAATCCTCGCGCCTTACGCTCTTTAGCATCGAGCTCAGAGTAGATTTCAATGTCTGCATCATAGGCATTCATCGCCGCCAGATAATCGGCGTTGGCTTCACTTGCCAGCCTGGTAAATTCCTCTACGTCATACTCCGTGATGTCAGCCTTGTTGATGCGAGCAATATTCAGCTCCAAATCGGCTTTTTTGTCTTCATAGCTGTCGATAAATCGCTTAGAAGAACCCAAGGCACTCGCCTGTGCGGTGTAAGAGCTCTCCAAGTCCAGTAGCTTGGAGTCGGATTCGAGCTTTAATCGATAGATAGGGTTTCCGGTGGAAGCGGCCTTAAACTCCGCGTAGCTATCCGCATCGGAATTGCTGTCCTCTATGAACTCATCCAGCTCACCATTGCGGAACTGCTCAATCGCCCCTGCTTTACGCTCCAAGATTTGCCACATCACAGGGTCACTTGAACCTTGAGTGGTATAGGCGACCAGCTCAACCTCAAAATCTTCTGGCTTACCGGCTTTCGCGGCGCGCTCATAGAACGTGTTACCCTGGCGCACAATTCGCCCCTCGCGCTGCTCCATATCGGATGGACGCCAAGGCGCATCCATATGATGCAGAGCCACTAAACGATCTTGCACGTTGGTTCCTGCGCCCATCTTCATCGATGAGCCAATCAGAACGCGTACATCACCGTCTCTCACTTGGTCAAAGAGCGCTTCTTTTTTCTTGGTTGTGTTGTAGTCATGAATAAAGGCGATTTGATCTTCTGGGATGCCTTTTTCAATCAGCGCGGCTTTCAAGTCGTCATAGACACTAAAGCCGGTATCTGCCGTCAGTGTCGAAGCGTTCAGCTCACGAATGGTTTCTTCGAACTTTTCATACTTATCCGCATCAATTTCGCCGGTATCGGCCATCGTATTGATGCGCTCAACGAGCTCTTGCAACGTTGTCGAGTAAGGCATTTCCCCTTCGTGAATTTCTAAGCGGCTATCCACAAAAGCTTTTGCCTTGCTCTTGCCAAGTGCAACTTCGGCCAAACCGCGAAGCTCGGCTTTAACGTTCGCGATCGCATACTTTGCCGGTGTTCCCATATCAGAGAACACCAGTTGAGTGCCTTTGTCATCACTCCACTGGTCATAGATAGATTTAATGCGATCCGCAGCGCGGGCGATCTTTCCTGTTGGGTCGCGCTCTGCTCCTGGATCTACCAAGCGAACATCGAGAGAGGCTTTCTTCGCATCGGTTAAAACCCATAGAGGGTTATCGAGCTTGGCGTAGGCCAAACGCTCTTCCTTGCTGCCAAGGTTGTTGAATGCTTCCATGCGGGCAATCAAATAATCGTTGTACTCACGTTGAGCATCAGTGGCCGGTGCAATATTGAGCTGGCGCTTACCCCCTTTGATATTCGGGATTGGGAAACGAGTCGAATGGTTCTCGCCAGTTGCCTTGTTCTTGGCCTCCACATCCTGGCGGAAAATGTTCACCATGTCCTTTTGAGTGATGACATCAGCAAAGCTTCGGTACAAAGTGGAAAGTTGCTGCATGTTGTTGAGCCCTATCAACACGCTTCGCTCTTTCACTGTACCTGTGGGCGTGTATTCGAGCGTAATTTCTGTGTTGAAGAACGAACCGGCGAACGCGTCATAGAAAGACATGTTTTTCTCAAGCAGCGTATCGTGGCCCAGGTAATACATCGTGGTGTACACCTCAACCAAGCTGTTAGAGATAGGCGTACCCGTCATAAAGGCCACACCACCGTTTTCAATACCTTGGATGGTACGGGTCTTGATCAGGAGATCGAGTGCTTTTTCTGAGCCTTTCGGGTCATTCATCCCCACCACACGGTCTGAGCGGGTCGCATACGTCAGGTTTTTGAACTCATGCGCCTCATCGACCACCAAATAATCGACGCCCAAATCGGTAAAGTTAACGCCAATCTTGTCAGCATTTTCACTGAGTGACTTTTCCTTCTCGGTGATTTTGTCCTTGAGGCGTTTGATTGACTCCTCAATTTGCGAAATACTCGCACCTCGTTGGCCGGAGTTTTTCGCCTCTGCTCGCGCTTCTTCGAGCGCACTGCGCAATTCAGCAATTTTTTCGTTAATCACCGTTTTAAAGCTATCAAGATCGTTTGGCATGGCTCGTAGATGGCTATGCCCCATCAAGATAACGTCATAGTCACCGGTGGCAATCCGTGAGAAGAACTGTTTACGTTTCTTCGCGCTGAACGCCTTATCATCAGCAACCAAGACATTCGCCCCAGGATAAAGCTTGAGAATATCTTTATGAAACGAGCCCAAGATATGATTTGGGACCACCGCCATCGGCTTTTTACTCAAACCAAGGCGTTTACGTTCCATCATGCCGGTAATAGCGGTAAACGTCTTACCTGCGCCCACGGTATGATCGAGCAATGTGTTCTTGCTTTGGATCATACGCAGTGCGCCATCGAGCTGCGTTTTACGCATATCGACCGTTGGGTTCATGCCTACGGTTTGTAGGTACAAACGCCCATTGTATTTGCGGTTAACGTGGGTGTTAATGCGCTCGTTAAAGTTATCCGCGATCTGTTTTAACGCTTCCGCGTCATTCTTCGCCCAAGTCGTGAAGGTTGAAGCGAGCTTATTGGCCAGTGCGTTGACTTCCTTAGTCGCTTTCTCGTTTTTCGTGCGTTCTTTACCGCTACCATCGTAGATCACTAACGATTTACCGTTCGCGGCGGAGTTGAACAGATCTGCAATGGTTGCTCTGTCGTGCTTGAACTGCGCCCCAAGCGCACTTGGCGAACCGTTACTGGTCATCACAGAAATCGCGCCCAGGTGACGGTTAACATTAACCTTTGCCGTATAACCAAGCGCTTCGGCAAAGCGCTCAAACACCTCAGCATCAATCCACGTAGCGCGAATCGACGGCTTTACCTGCTCTGGCGCTTTATCTTCTGGCAATACCGCTTCAAGCAACTTGGCGTTTGTCTCTAATCCCGCCTTCTTCGCAGCTTGGTACTTGGCTTTCACGTTCCCTGATAAGTAATCGTCGATAAACTCATACTTTTCTGTTTCAGGGTTCATGAGAAGATAAGGCTTGTCACCACTGGTGAGCTGTTTAAGCGCCTCTGTTTTGTCTATGCCAAGAAGCTGGCCAATGTATTCAGGGTTGACGCGGCCATGCTCGCGCATCGAGTAGTTAACCGCATCCCCGACGCTCTTCGCGCTATCGGGCTTTTTGTAAGGGAACAGCATTCGCTTGGTGAAAATCGCACTCTTGCTCACTTCCCCTTTGGAATTAATGCTGTCGAGTCCCGTTTCTACCCCAACATCGCCACCGAGTAGCGCCAAGTGAGCGCTGATACTGGCCGGTTTGCCGTTCTTGCCTTTTGTCGCGAACGCTTTAGCAAATTCATCATATTGAACGTTGAGACGTTTACGCAGCGCTTCGATCTCTTTCGCGCCGGTCTTCTCTGCCTGAATCAAACCGAGAGTCGTATTGCGGATGGCGAGTAGGCTTTTTAGCTTGCGGTAAGGGTTCGGACCGAGACGAGCACTATCAATCGCCGCATCGAGCGCACTCATCGCACTGGCTTTATTGCCATTTCTGCTCACGTACGCGACCACCGCTTTTGATGCAGCTTCTTTGACCTTGGAGTTCGAAAATTCCCCTTTGATTTTCCCTTTGTTCAGCAACTCTCGCTGAACAATTACATCAGCTTTGCCCTTTTCGCCAGCGATAATAAGCTGCTTGATATGGTCAAACGTCCAGCCTTCATCGGTCCAAATCGTATCAGGGGTGACTTCGTAGACTTGTGCACCATTGATAGGGTGATCCATCCCACGACGCATCACCTTGCCATCTTCACTCAGCATCATGCCATCAATGGCAAGGTCCGATTCAGAAAGCAGCACTTGGCTTGCCAGCGCGTCCTTGCCCTCATTGGTCATACCCAAGTATTGGCCCTTCGCCAACGACTGCAACGCCTTGGTGATGGACTTACCCAGGTCGGCATGTTCTGGCGTCGGGTTCACGGTAGTTTCGCTTTCATCGCCTCGATACATGGTCCCTTGGGCCACTTCACCAAGCACATACTGTGGGTTCTGCTCAAACCACTTGTTAACACGGAAACCGTTCAGTTCGCCATCCACATCGGTCCAAAGCGTGTTACTGGCCTTCTCGCCATCTTTGAGCTTTCTAAACACCACAATGTCCGTGACCACTTCTGTATTGGCGTTTCCTTTAAAAGCAGTATTTGGCAAGCGAACCGCACCAACAAAATCAAGCGACTGACTTAACTGCGCGTGATTTTTATTGAGCGTATCGAGGAATCGATTGGTCACAACCATCATCATCAAGCCATTCTCATGCAACAACTTGGCAGACTTGGCAATGAAATAGTTGTGGATATTCATTCCTGAAATGTCAGGATTCTTGCTATCACGGATGGGCGTACTACCGAATGGCGGGTTGCCAATCGCCAAAGAAAAAACGCCGTGTTTAAACGGCGCTTGTTCAAATCCTTTCACTTGTACATTGGCGTCAGGGTAAATCAACTTAGCGATATTACCCGTCACGCTATCGAGTTCACTGGAGAACCAGGTCGAGTTATCACGCATTGATAACGGTTGCCAACCAATAAAGTTCCCCGAACCGATAGAAGGCTCCAGCACGTTCATCGGCTTATCGCCTAACCCAAACGCTTTCACCCCTTCCCACATCGATTTAACGACGCTTTCACTAGTGTAGAACGCATTACGGATACTCTCACGAACGTGATTGTATTCGTCTTCACTGAGAAGTGACTTTAGCTCTTGGTGTGCAGCTTGCTGCGATTTAGAGGTGTTTGTCTGGTCAAATACCGAACCCAAACCACCCCATCCACTGTATTGTGCGAGCGTCTTCTTCTGATCGAGTGTTGCTGACTGGCCTTGACTAATCAATGCCTTCATAACGCGAATCGCCGCTAGGTTAGCGGCGATTCGTTGGGATGGTGTGCCATTTTGTAGGCTGTCAATATCGTCGAGCGTTAAGCGCTCATCAACGCTTCTCGGTAAGCTTCGCTCTCCGCCATCAGGTAATTGGTCCCCGACTGGATCATTTCGAGTTGACGCTTCACCACGCGCTTCGCTAACGCCTTCGCTACTTGTTGTAGCTCGTCGTTCGGCATCGTTTTGTACTTCGGATTGTCTCGTAGGTCTTTCATCAGATCGACCATCACTTGTCCTTGCCCCGCCATCGTTCAAACCTCCCGTAGTGTCCTGATTTAATTCTACATCAGGTTGTTCTAACTTGTCTAAATCAACATCGGTATTAAGTGGCTTTCGTCCATTCGTAGCGGGTTTTTCTGCTCCTGATCTATGGCTCGCTACAAGATCATTGATAACAGCTCTAAAACTATTACTCAAACCAATGTTTGAAGCTTCCCCGTTGTACGAGAATGTAGTGGAACTAAAAGAACTGATGGATACTCTTTCGGCCTCAATGTTACCAATATCGCCAACCTTTATTTTCATCTTAGCCTTGTCAAATCTGCCACCATACTTTTGATCCGTTTGTACAGTGATAGAAAGGTTGTCTAATTCAGATTTGAGTAGTTCAAATGCACGGACATAATCATCATTCACATAACGAATAGAACTTAAAGCATCAGAGATAGACCGCTGAATCAGGTCTAATTCATCGCCTGATAGCGTAATTTCGCTATCCACAGGCAAGCCCATCATCATTTCAGTAATGGAATTATCAAGTAAGTATCGATCTTGCGCTACGCGCCGCATATTCAAAAATAATCCGTCATTTTTTTCCCGACCCCACATTTTTTGCAGATAGCGATTATTAAATACTGGTGCATTATTAGCGCCTAACTGACGGTTCTTGTCGATTTCTTCTCGCAATTCATTTTGTATGTCTTCAATAGACGTTTTATTTTTATCACCGTTAGGCTGTTCTAACAGTGCTTGTTTCACTTCGCGCTCAAACTGAGACACATCCTGGCCGCGCAACGCCTTTTGTAAATCACTCGCGGTAAAGCCCTTAGAGCGGTAAGCATTGCGAATACCCTTCAACTTGCCGCCATTCTTCTCCAACGTCTCGCGGATCACCTCTTTGGCTTTTTGAACGATTTCAAGCTTATTGACCGGTTTTCGCCAAAGAGAAACGTTCTGATGTTTATGATCTTCTACAGTGATGTAATCGCTTGGGTTGTTTTTAGTATCAATGCCTTTACTACCATCAACAATGGCATCCTCCGCAACAAAATTAATGCCCGCGAGCAAAAACTCATACCCGTCACTAGTGAGATCAGAAAGGTAATTGTTATCTACCGCTTTACCCACATGCTCAACATCTCTGAGAGCGGATTTTACATTCGTTTGAACAAAGCGTTCATTTGTCGACTTATTCTCAGCCACGTTATCTACATTCGTTTTTTCCGTTGCTTTAGGTGAGTCGTTGGATTCCTTTAACTCAGGTAATAACTTACTTTCTTCACGTTTCATCTTGGCAGCGTTCATCATCGCAGCCGTTTTACCAAGAAACTTATCGGCTAGATTGCGCACGCTGTTAGCCATCTGCTGTTTGATTCGTGGCAATGAGCTCGTCTGGCCATCGAGCTCTAGCACCGTTCCCTGGGCTGAATTATCCATCAGCGTATTGATGCGTTTAATGGTTTGCGTGATCTCATTTTCCGCAAACTCACGAGCTTCTTGGTCGCTCACAAACTCTTTGAAGAGCGCTTCTGCATTCTGTCGGCGCTGAACGTTTTCTGGCAGCGTTGCTTCATACTCTGCTCGACGCTTCGCGGCTTCTTCATACGCAGCCAAACGCTTTTCATGCTGTTGCAGCTCCAATAATACCGCTTGGCTATCAAAACCCTTGGCTTGATTAATGCGCTTACGTAGACGTTTTGACATACGAGAAGTCTTCGACTCGATACCAGCGAAATCACGAATCGGCTTTTTACCTTGCTCTCGCATCTTCATCGAGTTTGGACGATCGGAAAACGAAGAAACAGGCTGGCCGAGCTTCGCCTTTCTCGCCTCTAAATCTTCCACTGCCTCGCTCATCTGTTCGCGGCCTTTTAGATTGGCGTAATCGCGCATAAAAGCCCGAGTGGTTCGCTCGCCGGTTTCAGGGTGCGTACCTAACCAGTTCGGATTTGCTTCGGGTGATTTCGGCCTTGCTTGACGTTCTTTCTCAGAAAGTGCGCTTAGGCTGGCATTCTGGCTTTCAATTGCCTTAGCCTCAATCGCAGCTTGTGCTTTTTCTCGATCAAAAGGCGAGTCCTGGAAGCGTTCTAAACCATCACTTTCCTGTTCAGTAATCGGCATTTCATTGTTAGGGTAGCGCCGCGAGTATTCTAATTCGACAACGCGGCGAACATAGCTCGTATTTTCTCGATCCTCTGGCAGTAATCTAGGTAACAATTCCTCACGTATTGCGGCCTTGCGCTTTGTGACAGTATCACTAAAGTCATACTCACGCTGTTTACGTTCAATACGTTGATGCGGCTTTTCTCGACCTTTCATTTCTGCACTGTTTGATGCTTGCCGACGAACTACTGCTGTCTGCAACGGGTCGATATCCAATTGTTTTGCTTGTTCAGCGAGCGCTTGGTACTCCAGTTCTAACTCTTCGGCCCTTTCAGGATTTTGATCGGCTTCTTCACTTTGCAAAAACAGCTCAATCTCAGCGGCACGCTCAGGGTTAAACGCTCTCGCCAAATCAATTGTTTTTTGATATTCATTGCGTTCAGGCAATACCCCGCGCTCTTGAAGTGCCTTGCGACCTTCATGAAAACGAGCGGTTAAATCTGCTGAACGTTGGTTCGATGCTTGACGCTCCTGCGCTCCTGCTCGCATTTCTGCAAAAGGGTCATCAGAAGTGACTGCATCGTTGCTTTGAGTCTCAGCTTGAGATGGCGTTTCAAAGGGCGCTTCTTCCGCTTGTTGCTGTGCAATATCCTGCTCTTGTGACTCGCTTACATTAATAGGTTCAGAGCCTTGTGACGGTTTATTATCGTGAGGTGACGTCTTCGCGATGAAGCCACCGGCGGCTCCCATTGTTCCACCGATTACCTTCCCTACAGCGGCCCCTTCCAAACCATCGACCAATGCGCCACTAGTTGGATCGATATCTTGATCCGTAATTTCATTCGTGACCGTATTGCGAGCGTAGGTTTGGCCATATCCTTCAATAAACTCTGTACCGCCTTCGGTAACGGCACCTTTAACCGCGCCAGGTATAACTCCTTTACCCATTTTTCCAAGTATGGCACCGAAGAGATACTTATCACCCATTGCACCCGCAACCGAAGCGGCTACCGCTGTCGGTTCTGTAGACATTTGCAAACTTGCATAGTTAGCGGTTTCTTCTTTGGCTAACTCGAAGAGCTCTGTTGCACTTTTGCTTTGATTCTCTGGTTCTTCCGATAAACGTACCAATGTGTTTTGAAAATACTCGGAGTTATCGGCCAGCCACGACGCATCCATTTGCATCACTGCGTCACGCGCATCCATACTTGCACCACCGAGCGACATCCCCATTCCCGTCGAGGTCGCACCTGCAGTTGCAATACGTTGAATCGCTTTATCGGCCACAGCTTGCGCGGCTTTCTCAGTCATGCCTTTTTTCAGCATCGACTTAGTGATCGTACTACGTAATGCCATCTTTGCGCCCGCACCGGCAACACCACCACCTGCAAACGTTGCAGCAAGAGAGCCAATACCATCGGCAATTTTCATAGCCCAAACGTCAATATCGCCTGCACCTTGAGCAAACTGCGGATTCCCGTTCTCATTCTCTTCAAACAATCTGGAATTTAACGCGTCTCGACCGTCCTGGGTCATGCTATCCTGCAGATAATCTGCGCCTGACGTCGCTACATCACGTAAACTTTCCCCAACGCCAAGAAAGTTCTCTGAAAGTTCACCTATACCAGCAACCCCTCGTAATGCGCCACTACCAACCGCTTTGAGCGTATCGCCAAATGTTACATCATAATTTCGTTGCGGCTTTGGCGGCGATTCAAGTTGAAAACCTTCGGGTAAAAATGAACCTTGTGACATATCGGTTGAGGCATTGACGCTCGATTTTGAAGAAAGTTCGTCGCCCAATAGCTTCTTGTCTTGCATGTGCAGCTCCAAATTGCAGGCATAAAAAAACCGCCGCCCCAAGGGGCAGCGGTTCTATAAAGAGACTTGTGTTAGTGTGGAAAAACTTACCACACTTTGATTATTTCAGCCATACAGCACTCATCAGAATGGCCTCACGGTGCTATCGTAACCTGTATAATCGATCTCTTTATTTGAGGTGACTTGCGGTTTTTTAAACGTATCACTGACAACACCTGAAAGCGAATTCATCCATTCAGGTGAACGCTCGGCATATTGCTGTGATTGGCGATCGTAATTGCTTGGCGCTTCCTCTTTACTCTGCGACTTTAATTGAGCAAGTTGAGTTTTGCGCTTCTGCTCTGTTTCTGCGGCTTGCTTCGATTTGATAATTCTTTGGTAGTTATGTTCAAGAACGTCGGCTGAAACATGACGGAGATCGGTTGTTTGACCTAGTTCAGCAATAAACTGCTGCTTCTGCGGGTCATTGCCAGCCCACTGCATAGCGGGGGCTTTGTCGTTTGAACTACCAGCAACTCGTCCATATACCTGGTCTATCACATTTCGACGCTCATTGAAGCGTGTATTCAGAGCATCCACTTGTTCAGGCGTAGGGTCCATCAATTCGTTGAGTGCTTTTGTTCTATCCTGCTCAAGTGTCGTTACAGCATCACGCCATTGCTTACCCAACTCATCCTTTGATTTTCCGTCTTTGGCGTTGAATAAATTGGCGTAATGATCATTCGTGAAGAACTGCTTGGCTAAGCTAATTTGGCCGGTTACATCCTTCATCAGCACATCAAGTGGTATGACTTTAACTGATTGATCCGCTCCTGGTTTGCGGCCTTCTGTAACCGGTGCAATTTTGCTTGAACCATCCTCATAGGTAACTTTCAACCCAACGACAACGCCTGGCTGCTCGCCCTCTCTATTCGGATCAATATCCGCAACGAAATCATGCCGTAAATATTGTTTATCCTTGATCACCTTTCCAGTTACAGGGTCAGTATCACCGATTCCTTGCTTAACGTTCCTTTCTAGTAGAACACCAAGTGATTGTGTAAATGCGGGATCTCGATAAGAGATAGAGCCATCTAAGACTTTCGGCATTGTTGACTCAATATCAAATGCCGCTTGGACAACTCGCGGAGTATAGCGCCTTGGGTCATACGCGCTGCCTTTCAGGTACTCATGGTCAAACATGGGATCGACTTCGCCCGTCTCCATGTAGTTTTTCAGGCTAGATTGGATTAAAGGGAGATTATCTTGCAGATATGTGAGCTTTTGTTTTTGCTTCAACTCAAAATCGTGTAGCGCTTGATTAGACTGTTGCGCTGAAATTTGCACGTCAAGTAGCTTGTCTCTTTTCGTGCGTTCACTTGCTTCGGTTTTTAAACGATCTTGATATCGCTGTTCTTCCTTTTTGGCTTGCTCGTCACGATAAGCAATCTCTTGATTGTATCGCTCGTCGTTCTTTGCATCGATTTGGGAAAGCCGTGTTTGCTGCTGCTGATAACGTGCATTTTCACGTTCATCAAGCATATCACGGCGTTCATTATCTCGTTTACGCTGATAGTGACGCTCTGATACTTCGTAACCCTGTAACGCCCCATCCATAAACCCACGCGTGTCAAGTCCCATTAGAATAGCTCCCCAACGATATAACCCACACCTGCACCGATAGCCGTGCCCCATCCTGGCATAACATATGTCCCTATTGCAGCACCTGTACCAACAGCCGACAAGGTTTGTTGCTTTTCAGCTTGCTCGATATTTTTATTTACTTGATCGCGCTCTTCTTCACGCGCTGCGGACTCTTTAAGACCAGCTAATGCCCGCTTTCGTGTATCAGCACCAAGGCTCAATAAACTGTAACTCATCATTTACCCCACATTGATCTGTGACAACTTTCCACGGCCACCGCCGCTCAAGATGCTCATAGCGCGATCTTTCTCGTTTTCTCTCAAGCTATTTTTAGTCGTAACCTTTGCAAGTGACATTTGTGCTTGTTCATTTTGGTCCGCTTGTGATTGAATACCAAAGCGTGCCATTTGATTTACGTTGGCCAAGCTTGCACTCTTCTGCGCACTCGCAAAGTTTTCATCTACACGTCCTAACTGTTGAGTTAGTAACTCTCCATTCTGCGTTTGCTCTAAGAGCTCTTTTTGCTGTGGATAAAAACGCTCTAACCAATCTTCATACATCGCGTTCGTTATCGCTGCATAGTTCCCTGCTGCGCTGCCACTGAGCGAAATTGTTCTTGGGCTAACACTCGCGCCTGTAGGTAAACTGCCATTTTGTGGTGCATCCATCGTCTTAACCCCTGTTCAGTACCCAATCTTTATCCAACCCTGCATGACCTTGGACAGATTTTGTGTTGCTAGATACAAAGCTTGTGTTTGGCGTTGCTTTCGGTTGATTCATATACATGCTTGCTCCAATACCGGCTAAAGTACCCGCTGCTTGAGCGTTGGAAGAACGACGGTTAAAGTCGTTATACGCATCGTTTGAAGCTTTTTTGGCAGATAATCGAGCGGTATCTTCTAGCCCCGCTAAACCTTCAGCTTTTTGCCCCATTCCAATCGCGACTACGTCTTGTTTCCCGACCACATATTTATCTTGTTCGTTTACTTGAGCACGGTTGACCGTGTCTCCTTGGGCAATAGCTTGATCGCTGGCTAGATCACTCAGCTTTGCTTTGAATTTACTAGAACTAGGGTCAACGCCCGAAGCCGCTAATTGCGTCGCAGTCGCGTCTCTCGCTTTTCCATATTCACGGTTATAACTCAAATCTGCAGCCTGCTTTACATCGGCCATATTGGAGTCAGTATTGAAGTTGTTTACACGCTGAATGAACGAATCTTCAAATTGTTTCAACTCACTGTTATAAAGGTTCCATTCTTTGACCGCGACTTGAGACGCTGCAATTTCTGCAGCGGTTTCTTTTCGCTCGTTGTCTTTACTACCGCCCATTTAATCAATCTCCTTCACCCAGGTACTAATATGTTCTTGCTGTGACGTTTTTCTATACCCAAGCCGTTTGCAAAGCGTGATAAAAGCACCTTCCAGAGCGGTGTGAAACACAATCGACTTTGCTCCAATTTTTCGACTCAAAGACTCGATTTCTGGCTGATACTTCATCGTAGCGCCTTGAATAAATGAGTAAGCAAACAGCACACAAACTTTGTCACCATCGAACGGCTTTAATGCAACAAAACCATCCTCAGATAGAAACAAAAACGCCTTACTATCAAGTAAGGCGCGATCCACGTTCTCTGCGAACGGATGCCGATTATTCTCGGCAGTTTTTTGTATTATTGGGAGGAGTTTATCTCTCCATTTTCTGTAAGATTGAAACACTAATTCCATAGTTCAGCTCTTAAGTGTTTTTTATAAAACCTGCCTACCTGAAATCGACGTACCCGCTCTAAATAGGGAGATTGATACATCATAACTGCCTTGTTCGTACGACCCATACGGAGCCGCATGAACCCTAATATTTGAAGGATGCTTCCCAACGTTCCAGCCTAGCCTGTATCGTCCCTTAAAACCTTTAGCAATCGGGAAACAAAATCCAGCAGGAAAAACCGTTATTTCTTGATTTGATGAGAGTCCAGGATCATAAGCAAGGCTTATGTAACGCTCTAACAGAGTGTTGTCAGGTCGTACGATGTAAGCTTCTCCGACAGTGCTAAATGAACCAGCATTTTTTAACCTAATATTATTTTCAATACGGCATACACGATCGTAAGGAACTGCATCCTCTATGTCTACGTATAGCAAATCATAGTTTGTATACGCAGTCACTCCAGTGATAAATCTTGACTGGAATAAGAAAGAATCCGATGCAACCAAATCACCAATGATTTTTTCGGCTTGAACAGTACCCGAAAAGCTGCCAGTGGCACCGTCTAAATGCCCTTTTATAATACAGTGCTCTGATATCGTAACTTGATGAAGATAACCTGCATATGCTTGTAGGTTATTGGTATGTATCGTTCCCGCAGAAGTGATATAAGTGTGGTAGCCACTGTGATTCCCACCAAGACCGAAACCTGCATCTCCCCCGCGAAAACTTGCCGCATTGATAATCGGTGAGTCAATCCGAATACCCACTTTAACATGATCCGCTGTGATTTCTTGTGCATTCAAAATATCAATAGTTGCACTTTCTATCATGGTTTTAGGAATGACCACGACACCTTTATCAACTGCAAATGTCGGCACGAGATCACTAGGTTTGTTTGGGTCGTAAACGAAAAACTGGCTAGCGCTAACCGCAACTTGGCTTGTGCCATCACTCTTGGCCACAATCCCAATGCCTGCGCTAATATCACCGGCTTGTGCCTTCGTACCCCAAAGCGCTTGATAGGCTGAGCTACCATCTTCATCAATTGTAGCAATCGCTTTCGCATTGGTTTGCGCGGCGGCCTTGGCCGCTTCACCCAGCTCACCTGCCGAACTCGCTTTCGCTTCTACCGTATCTACCCGCTCTGCCATAGCCGAGTCAGCTTGTGCAACCGTTTGGCGCAGTTCAGAAAGCAGAGCATTCGTCTCTTGATCTGCCGTCTCAAAATCAGAGGTTAACTGTACAATTTTTTGCGCCAACGCTTGATAAGCGTCAGACGACACTTTAGAGACTTCCACAATCTTGGCATTAGTCGATACTGTTTGCGCCAAGTCTCTCGAAATATAAGCTGCATTAAGCTGTTTAATCTGCAATGCCAGCACTTGACTCACATTTTTCAAGATAGTCTCAATACGGCCAATCAGCATACCTGATTCCGCCATTTCCTTATCAAGCGCCGTCAATTCTTCATCGAGCGAATCTAGAGCATCTTGCGCGGCCTTATTATCAATCTCTTTTTGCATGTGCTGGACAAGCTCAGAGCTTTTTAACTGCTCCGCTAACTCATCCACCACACCGGCAATATCTTGTGAGGTTTCCGCCGCGACCCCATTCACATCATGGTAAGGACCCGCTAAATCATTCGTATTAACAAAGCGCACCCAATAGAAGTAATGGCTACCCAAATTGACGACATCTGAAAACACATTGGCAGGCGTCGTCGCTATCAATATCGCTTGAGAAAAGTCATTTGCGCCCGCTCGCCACACCTCGGCATACGCAAACCCTTTAAAACGTGGAGTATCCCACTGCACTAAAATTGCAGAGAACCCGCCATATGCCTCAACGTTTTGAGGCGCGTGAGGTGGCTCAACGACACTTTCACCTCCATTACTCCCACTTCCGACAATAACCTTATTAATCGTTCCTTTGATGACCGAAACATCTTTTTCAGTCACAGCACGATAACGGCCATTACCTCGCTGGCCTGTCAAGATCTCTACGTTTTCGTATAACACATCGAGAGAACGTCCAGCGCGAAATGGACTTTTAGTATTGCCCGCCATCAGTACAACTCCGAAATCGTATCCGCCAGAATAATGCGCTCAACCTTCACCGAACCGGTCACTTTGACTTGCCACTGAAAAGCGCGCACTGGCGGCAAACGAAACGGATTATTGGTTAGTTCCCCAAACGTCAGAGAGTAAATCTCTACATCATCGGCAATAAAGCTCACCGCCAACAATTCAGGCGCAGGGCATTGAATACGCGCACAAGTGACTAATGCACTGTGTGGCACAATGAATTTCTTACTCATCCACTCCATGGCAATAACATCAAAGCCATTACGCCACTGAGAAAGCTGACTACCCTTAGCTACATACAGTGAATCTTTGTGTAAGTAATGGTAAGCCGCCGCCCAACGATGACTGATCCGCGTAAAAGATTGGCTAACCAAATCAAAAATAAAACCGCCGCCTTCGCATTGCGCCACGTATTGCCCTTCCACTGCCCACGCCTGAATGGTTTCAGGCTTGAAAGATTGCCACGTAGCCCTGTCAATAATCGCATCAGACAACACGAACGTGCTCGACGATGAAATAGCCACTAGACCATCCGGCGAGGCATAAATTGCCGTACCATTAATCACCACCATCGAAGCAGCACTCACGCAAGCCTGCTCAATATTAAGACGCATCCCCGTGATCATGCTGGGCGTCACGCCAGAAAAGAGATAAGGCTTGCCCTTCGTGGCCACGACTAACGAGGTTTCAATCGGCGCAATCGCCACAATGTCATCATCGGTGATACCACGGTTACTCTTGCTCCACGCATAGGGCAAATAAGCTTCGGAGAACATCACCTCATTTCCTGCAAACCCCGCACAAATCCCATTTGCCATTGCACACAGACCTTGCAAATTAGCGTCAGGAACATCGTAGTCCCACGTTTCAAGCGAAGGACCATTGATATCACGTGCTGCATCGATGTATTGCGTCTGACTGATTGGCAGCTCAGCAACCAATAAAAACTCCCCCTCACCACTGGAAGACACAGAGCGGTACAAGCGAGTATGTGTCACATTGTGGGTACTCGCCGAGAGCGGTGCGAGCTGAATCGTCACTGTCGAACCTGGCTTTTCAATCAATACCGATTGGCTCGCTTCACCCGGTGCCCCCTCTTCCCCAAATCGCGTAACATAAGTTTGAATGTATAGGCGGTCTTCATCATCGTAAGCGGGTAACTCACCCTCTGGCGGATTCTCGCCGGTCGAGGCATCCACCTTCGTCACAAGTGGCTTACCAAGAGGTCTTGGCACACCCAGGTCATACCAAGCCGCAGGCATAACCCCTTGCGTAACAGCAATATCTTGCGCGGTCACTTTCGGTTTACCTTGCCCAGTCCAGTACACCCGCTGATAAGGATCTTGCGCCATTGGATTCGCAATCACACTCATAGGCTTAGAAAACGTAAACCAATGCGTATGCGCATAGAGATACAGCGTTTTGGGCGAATCAATAGGCAATAGCACATCAGCAAGATCACTTTTCATCGGTGCAACCACGCCGCGCTCATAAGTACAATTAAGCGCAAAGGCCGCCGCCTCATTAGGCAGCAAATGTGGCTCAAGGCGAGGCATTTCGCCTTTCATAGTCGCGATTTCAATGCGCATCTTTTACATCCTACAAAAATAGGAAAGCAGCCATTAAATGGCTGCTTTCCTATGGCTGTTTAGCTATAGATTTTCTCTAAAAAGTAAACTCGCTCACTTGTTCGATAGACTCAAGCTGCATCAATTTAACTTCGACTTGATTAGACCACTGTCTAATCTCTTCTTTCTGTTGATAAATATCATTAACTGTTTCGTAACCCACAATACTAAGAGTCTCGCGTTCCTTTGCACGTTCTAAACGCCAATCTAACAAATGAATTCTGCGTTCAGCTTCCGCTTTAATACCGAGTATTTTTTCAGCTTTTAAGATTGTTAAGTCTGTTTCTATCACAGATTCGCTGCTAAAAATGAACTCTTCATAAGCATTGCCAACTGTTGTTGCTATTACTTTACGACAAAGCTGACCCTCTCTGGGTGTGCCATCAGCCCACATTCCGTTTTGCCATATCTCTAGCATAAAAACCTCTACTTAACCCTGATGATTTGATAAGCCACGGATACCACTGAATACGAACTATCTGTATACCCATAAATTTTAACAGGCATCCCAAGTGCCCCATCTAGATGCTGTAAGGGATTCATCCCATCGCTCGCTACGTGGTTGGTGTTATTGCCGAATGCTCGACCACCTACTCTAAATGCATTTGAAACGCCGAACAGGTAACTATTTTGCTGACTCCTATCAGCTATCGTATAATTGGAAATAACCGTTCCAAGGTCTATTTTTCTACCAATTCCGGAATATGTTTCGAGTAAAGTAATTCTGATAAAACTGTCTTGAGAGGGCGGAGTTATTGTATACGGCTGTGATAATTTCACACTTCTGTTAGTAGTACCAACGGCAGCAATGATTTCTTCATGCCCGTATTTAACCCCCACAGACTGAGCTGATATCACCCTGTTTGCTTCAGCAGTTACATGTGACTTCACATCATTTTTAGCTGTTTGAGTAGTCGAATTAACTTCGTCACGACTGACTTCAACGGCCGCTGTAATTGCTGTAGTTTGTGATTCTATAGCACTTAGCGTTCTATCTGTTTCTTGAGTGACATGAGATGCCACACCACTTGATGCACCACTTACATGTACGTTTATTTCGTCAGCTTTAGCCGCGATTTCTGCAATTAACGATTGCGTCTGTATATCAATTTTTATCTGAGTTTCAGCCGCTTTTAGCTGCACTTCGTTTAAAATTACTGGTTCTAAGCTCATTCGGTTGCTACCCCTATGCTTACTAATCTGCCGCTATCGTACACGTAAGTAGTTGTTTTGGTTACACCGTTTCTTATGCTGACAGCTTGTGTGAGTGCGTTGTCCGTATACGTGTAAGAAACGATTTCTTCTCCATCGCCATGTTGTATGGTCTGCTGTGTAAGCCTGTTATTCACATACACATACGTAGTTGAATTTAGCTCAAGTGCAAGTGCATTCACTTTCTTTTCGAGTCGAGTATCTACTTGCTGCTGGCTATACACACTCAGGTTTGCCCGTGCAGCAGTCGGAGAATAGAGGTCAGATAAGTTAGCTTCTTTGAGTAGTGCCCCGCCTGTTGCGGACTCTACTAAGTTTTCAGCTCTCTTGGCTTGTTCTGTCGCAATTTGCGCGTTTTGTGCAGTTTGCGAAGTTAGCTGCTCAACGAGTATAGATTTCTCAGAGACAAGCTTTGCATTTTCATCAACGCTCAATTCTGCGTCCGAAACTGCTTTTCTATCTTGTGAAGTGGCAAGCGCATCTTGCTCTGTCTGTTCTGCTTTCTGAGTTGCAGTCTGAGCCGCTTGCTCTGCCAAATGCCGTTCTTCGCGTGTAGCAACAGCATCCTGAGCTGTCTTTTCTGCAGCAATTATTGCCATTTCCGCTTTGGCAGTTGCAACTTGTGCATATTGGTTGGAGATTTCTGTATTATTTGTTGTAATTTTCTGAGGACTTATCCACGACTGACCATTCCAAATCTTTTGCTCACCTACATCGTTGCCGTAATCATGCCAATATGTCGTGCCGATTCTTAAAGGTTCACCTTGATTATTCACCGTCGGCTCTTCATTTTTAGAACCAAGAGATCGACTGTCAAACTCATTGAAAACCAGTTGAGATTGATTAAGTGATTGATGGGCATTTTCGGCAGCGTCTGATGCAATTACAGCGCTCTTAGCGGAGCTATCTCGATATTCTTTCCACGTTTCTAAATGCGTTAGCTCTTCCGCTTTTAATTGGGCTTGCTGTGATAATTGAGCTGATAAAGACGCACTTTCAGCATGTTGACTAGCAACTTCAATAATTTTATTGGATTCGTCTACATTGTTTTCGAGGTCAAAAAGCGCTTGAGTGTACTTTTCTAATAATTCAGCTCCAACTTTAGTTTGCGCATCAACGCTCTGAACCAGATCTTGAACAGTAGGCTCACTCATTACCGTGCTACCTCGCTTTGTTTAATCATCTGCACAATGAACTGATCGGATGAAGATTTCTCACCCATCGCAGTCGCAAAGGCTTGCAAGTGCAGTTGAGCGCGCTGCGCATCAGAAGGGTTCATACTGTCTTTGTTGTAAGCGCGGTACATCACATAGTCCGATACCACGCCTTCATAAATTTCAGTGATCGGAAAATCATCACTCTCGTCAGACACTTTCATCGCACTGGAATACACAATCTCAACACTCGCGGTTGACTCAGGGGTTGGAAACAAAAACAGCGTTTTTTCATCGAGTTCGTTGCGAGTCCAGCACGCTGGCTCACCGGTCATTGTGCGCCAGTTCGGATAAAGCTGATTAAGTTTATTTATATCCACGTACTGTGCCGCAATCAGATTGATATGATTGACAGCCAACACCTTGTATAAATCCACAGGTAAACCCACGGTAAAGCTATCAACGTCGAGCGTAACCGTTTTGCGCGTCAAGTCTGGACGCCGTAACACAATCGCCGCAATCGCATCATTCATAAAATCGATAAGCTCAGCACGTGACCAACGAACATTACTCGGGTCAATCAGATCACGCGAAATCCGGTCAATGATGGTTTTGATAGGGGTAGGCATCAGAAAAACTCTCGCTGACGAATGGGATTAGAAAACGACTGAACCTCACCTGATTCGAGGCTAAAGCGTTTGGCTTTTCGTAGCGCATCCATAAACCATGCGCGATACTCATTACCCAACGAAGGGTTATGCCAGTCGCTATCAGGCTGTAGCAACAATAGATGAGCCGCACCAAAGCAAATGGCTTGGGCATACTCATCGAGCAAAAGTTTGGGTATCGTTTGGGTATGGATTCCTGGCTCAATACTGCAGTGAATCTCTACGAAGGGATGCGCGGTGATAAATGACAGAACATCGCGGCTCATTTGGCGGTAGTTGACGCCTTTAATTAGCGCCGCGTGTTCTGAATCGGTCACGCTAATAACATGACTTGCTAGATAGCTGCCTGAGCCGCTGTTTAGATCTGAACTTCCGACCACTGCAATGACATCACCTGCTGACACATTGTCCAATGTACGTGTGTAGCGAACCAAACCGCTTTCTCGGCAAAATTCTTGCGCTGCTTGAGCCAACGCAGAGTGCATTAATGGCGGCAATGCCACGTTCACAAGCTGGCGAAGCTTAGGCACAAACAGATCGACTGAGACAGTTTCCATCGTTAAGCCTCTTCACCTTGTGCTTCTAGACCACGAATATGGTCACGAACGCGAAGACGGAAAGTGTCAACATCTTCTTGGGCAGATTTCGGTGCAATATCGAGTTCGTTAGCGGCAATCAACGTTTTGAGCTTGGCTGAGTTCAGCTTAGCGAGATCAATCTCTTCGCTATTGAGCGTAACCACCATAGACGCTTCTAGCTGCTCTGCTCTTTCCGCTTCTTCTTTCGCTTGCAGCTTACGAGCTTCGGCCTGCTCACGTTCATCAACAATTTTCAGATGATTATCCAACTCACCCTGAGTGATCCACACAGAGGGGAAATCGAGCAACTGATACGCGATATCTTCATCAACCAACACTGGAATGTGTCGCGGGAACACCAATCGTGAGCCTGTCACTGTGTCTTTTTTCTTTGGCTTTGGGCCGATGTAAACAATTGAAACTTTACTCATGGGAAACTCCAAAAAAGAAAGGTGGCGTCTAGACGCCACCTTATTTCTTGACAGTTGGCTTAGTAGCCAACGTTGACGTATTCAGGCATGACCATGAGCTCACCTGTCGCTTCAGCGCCTTTGATGGTCACAGTTAAAATGCCTTTCTCTTTGAGATACACCGGCGCAAACGGAATATGCTTAGCTGTTTTGTTCGCTACCGATTCTGCCGCTAATAGCGAGGTTTCATTAACCTTCACATCGACGGTCACACCCGCGCCCATGCCTGCAGTCACTAGGCGAACGCCAGTCAGTTTCAAACCGATAGGCAGCTCTAGCACTTCGAACACATCATTAATTGGCGTTGCCGCCGCCGTTAACTTGCCTTCTTCAAGCGACAAGTTACCGTGCGCACCCACGTACACACGGTTTTTGAACGATTCACTTTGTAGGATAGCCATATCTGCTCACTCCACTCAAATTACAATTTAACCGCAGTATCAAGTGCGATCACGCCGTGGTCATTGACTCGACCAGTCTTATCCTTAAAGCGGATTTTCTTCGAGCCGTTCATCCAGTACACGGTCACTTCGGTACGGTTGCCAGCGTCCACTTGTTCTTCGTGGTAACGGAACTCTTGACCACCTTGAGTTTTACCCCAAGCGTAAGCGAGCGCCTGACCACCAAGCAGCATCGCACGGTCAATCGTCGTACCAGCCGTCACTTGACGCACAGTTGCAGCTTTGTCGTTGTTTGACACATTGACGGTAGAGCCCGTATTGAAGCGAATTGGCATACCTTTGTACTTACGCACCAAGATGTTGCCACGCATCGCACAATCACCACGGAATACTGGATGGTTGAAGTTGCGAGAACGCGAGATCGCATTGGCGGTGAGGTTCTGCCAATCTTTACCGGAAGTTGAGGTGTAGAAGTCGTTCCACTGACGCGGCGTTACGTTCAACAGGTAAAACGGTTCATCACCCGCCATCTTGTCGTCGTTAAAGCGAATTGGCTGTAGTGGATGTGGCATTTCTTCTAGGAACAAACCGATGTTATCGAGCGTTTCAATGGAGAAGATATCTGCCGCGTCTAGACCTTCGAATGATGTTGCATCACCGCCGAAGAAATGGCGATCATAGGTCGGTGGAAGAACGTCGTTCACCATGATTTCACCAAACTCATGATCGTTTTCTAGCGGAACAATAATATCGTTCGTTGCGTAGTCGCCACGCGCACCGGCTAAATGAACCGTGGTGATTTGGTCTTGAAGCGTGTTCACGTAATCAGGCATCAAAGTACGAGCGAGTTTACGTAGTTGGTGGCGAGTGCGCTGCTGCGACATCTTACCGCCCGAATCGACCTGGTGACGGCCTTGGTCGATTTTCAGGTCGAAGTCTGCAAACTCAAGGCTTTCACCACGGCCAGCGATACGACGGTCGCCCATCGTCGGCTTTTTGGTCAAGCCATGAACAATCTGCATTTCCACCTTATCACCGGCGGAGCTTGCGAGATCTTTACAACGAACAATCGGCGCATGAGGCGATGTTTGCTCATTGCCCTTTTTGTTCGTGGTGACGTTTTGCGGTGCATCTTCGGTCAACATGTTAGTGAACGAACGATGTCGTAATGTTGCTTTAAAGAGCGCCGTTTCTTGTAAGGTTACGCCCTTAGTAATGGTAGTCATACTCTAACTCCAATAAAAAAAAGCCCCGACATTTCTGCCGAGGCTTTTTAAGGTTTCAAAACGAGTGTTAGTAGCCTGAGTTCGCGAGCACTTGTTCAATTTGAGCAGGCGTTAAGCTGTCAAAGAGAGCAGAGAGTTCGGTTTCACTGGCGTTTTCAACACGGTTCATCAGATCCGAATTCGCGGAACGATTTGTGTTGCCAAGCTCGCTTGGTGAAGCAGGAAGAGAGCCTTTCGCTTTGTTCGCGGCATCTTGAGCGGCCTTTCTCGCAGCATCTGCGGAAAGTCTTGGCTCATCACCGAAAGCTAGTCGTACTCGCTTACTGACTTCTTCAAATCGCTCGGCGTAACTGCGGTTTACCCATTCAGGGCTGGAAGCTAAATGATCATCAATCTGCTGCGCTGCACTCCAACGCGCCCCACCTTCACTCATCCAAGTGTTCAAATCTGAGTTAGATTGCAGTGCTGAGGTCAGTTCTGCGTTCACGGCTGGTGATGCAGGGTGCTCTGGTTCGTTATCCTTATGCACTTCTTGCGTAATAGATGCCGCTACCGTGCCATTCGCTACCAATGCTTCAATACGGTTATTCATCGCAATGAAGTAAGTCGCGAGTTCGGGATAATCTTCTTGAAGTGCGGCCAGCTTATCAGCGTCGATCGTGATGTCTTCTGGCAAGTCTGCAGGGGCAACACCAAGCTCTTCGAGTTGCTTATTGCGTACTTCAATCGTTCGTTGCGCTTTGTCAAACTGCGCCGACTGCGCTTTCAGCTCTTCGACTTCTTGGCGTAGCTTGGCATTCTCTTGGCGTTCACGTTCAAGCACTTCCATAGGGATGATGTGCTTTTGGTCTTTCGCCAGAATGCCCTCTGGATGCGTTTCCGGTTCCGCAGTTGGCGAATCTGCGTTCGTATCGCCTTCTGAACCTTCTTCGGCGGTCCCTTGAACGTCGTCAATGTCGGGTTCGTCAACCTCTTCATCGTCCGAAACGGCGTCGTCGCCGTCCTCTGCTTCCATTGCTTCAAGCATCGCTTCAAGTTCTTCCAGTGTTTCGTTGCCAGTGACTTCAATTTCGTCGTCGTGATTAATGGTCATGTTTGCTCCTTGAGTTAGACGTATCGCTGTCTGTGCGGTTAAGCGCTCTCGCAAAAGCGCTTAACCGCGCATACAAAAAAGCCCCACCCGAAGGCGAGGCAAGCAGCGGAGATAGCACGTTGTTATAAATAGTTGCGTTGCTCCATCACGCTACGGCGGACGTGATAGATATCTTGTTCATCGAGGTAGCAGATAAAGTCTCCTGGCATAACAGGCTCAAAATGTGCAAAGGCATAACGTTCACCTGAAATCGCAATCTCACTAAGGCTAGGACCGCCCGTATTTGCCTGTTTGAGCGGGACAATCACATCATCCTCTTGAACTTCATACGCAGTGCGCATGATTGCTTTCCCTTGATATACTTTGAATCCGTCATGTACGTCAGATTCCACTGGTTTTGTACTGGCAGTGCCAATACTTAAACGTTCACTGGTTTGTCCGGTGACTTTCAGCAAGTACCCTTCAAGCATCCAAAGGTTTTGGGTCGCGTTCTTAATCGCATTCTCTTTGGCCCACTGGCATCCTTCTGCATAGTCATAATTGGCAGGATCCACGCAAGCACTGTCACCGTGACCAACGCGAAAACCATTGGGCAAAAACGCGTAACACACAGTCGTTGTTGTATGACCAATGCGCTCAAATCGAAAATCTAATGAAGAAATAAGCGTTTCAATGTGTGCCTTTGATACGCTAGTAAGCTCTTTCTCTGTCATGCTATTTCCCTGATAGAAAAACAGCGCAACACACTATTAGCTTGTTACGCTAATAATCTATTACGCTGTTTAGATATTGGTGTATTAAATGGCTTCTAAGTCTGCTTTAAACTCAGCGAGTTTTTCTGCAGAGGCTTTATCCAAGCAGATACCGCCGTCTTTCAGCTCAATCACGTTTAGGTTCGTCGGCCAGGTCGGAGAAGGATTTCTCACTGTGCTGCACCCGACCACCATTAGCAATGTGCTCACCAGGAGCATCACTAGCATCTTGTTTCCGTTTGCGGTTAATCGCATCCATGATCGCATTGGCAAATCTCGCTATAACGGGGAAAACACTTTTCATAAGTTACTCGGTACACTCCACAATTTCGCATGCGACACTAGCCACTGCCGCTTTGAACTCTGGGGAAACGTTATAGCCGTAAGTGAGAGCAATCGCTGTAACTAAAGTGATAAGCGCATTAATGACTTTGCGACTTTTTAAAATGGTGAGTAACTTATTCATGGTGAGTTTCCTTACAGGTCGTTGTCTTGAGTAGCAAACAATAGGCATTCAGCAACACGGCTCATCCAGCCACGGCCATAGTCGTTGAACGTAGAAATTCGGGTATAGAAACGGATTCGGTAAGCGATAAAGCGCATGATGAGATCGTTAATCTCCATCGCCTTGATTGCTTTCATCGTTTGGGGGCCAATGATGCCGTCTGCACTCGTGCCAACAGCATGTTGTACCATTCTCACAGCGCGAGCCCATCCGTGCTGTACTGCTGCGTCGAACAACTGGTATTGCATCGCCGGTCTAAAGCGGTCCATCCCTAGCTTTAACCACCAGTCCTCAAAGTAGATCGCCTTGATCTGCTCATCGGTAAGGTTTTTGATATCGAGGTTCGGATACGTCATCGCCGCAATACCGCGATTTGTCCCTTTAAGTTCACCCTGTCCAACTTTACCGCTTGTCCAATTACCACGGTCTTTCGGGTAACATTGATATCCGCCCTCGTGCATTACGACTCGCTCAAACACAGTGTCAAACATAGCGCTCTCTTGAATTGTAAGCATGGCATGCCCTACCACTTCGACTCTTTGAATCGAAATGCGGGAGAATGTAAGGCAAACACATGCTGTTCTTTGGATACAAAAAAACCTCCAACACTCTCAGAACAAGTGAAGGAGGTCATATTCATGTTTGCTTAACTAATTAGAGATTGTAGTGATAAAGCGGCGTTCAAATACAGCGAGGATTCTTGAGCCTGCGTAACCACTTATCCCACAGGCAAATCCCGCTAATTCTTGCGGCCATTCAAAATACATTGCTGCCAACGCACACAACGCACCGGCAAAACCGGACACAATGATCTGCATAAAGGCATCGAGCCAACGAAACTTACGGCTGTTCTTGCGGATATCGAGAATGTAGGTCACAAAACCTCCCCAGATAGCCATTAGAGCCAATCCGACAATCTCGATGTAGGTCCAGTTTTCAGGCTCTTTTAACGGCATATCAACTCCAATCACCTAATAAAAAACCCCGCCAGTTGGCAGGGTTTGGATATAAAAAAAGCCGCCGAGAGGCAGCTTTGGTATTGTTGGAAAATGTACCGCAAGATGGTTAGGAATTCAACACGTCATTACAATTGGTCGATCATTGATTCTACAGTTTGTAGCATCTGCCCTTGCATCGCTTGCATCTCAAGATTCAAGCTTTCAATCTCTTGCATGATGCGCTTGGTTTCTGCTTGAGTCTTGGCATTGTCATAACGCTGGCTATCGGTTAATCCCACTTCACGCTGCGCCTTAGCCATGATGTTCTTGGCCTCGCTTTCCAGCTTAAGCACCTTCGCTTCCATTTCGCGCATCTGCAATTCAAGCTGCTTCTGCTGCAGCGCTTGTTGTTGCTGCTGCTGTTGTTGAACTGCCGCTTGTTCTTCTTCGGTCATGTCCTCTGGGTCTTTCTGGATATTGAGGGCACTGCGTACCCGCTCCATGAACTCTTGCTTGTTCGGCACATCTGTCAGTTCGAGCACCAGGTCAATCACCGTGATTTGCACCTCTGGCGGCAACTGCGCGGTGATCATCATCATTCGCTCTGCAAGCTGTGACTTGTAAGCGGCTGTTTGTTGGATAGGTGCAAGGGCAATATGGGCACGTAAACGAGTGAGATCATTGTTAATCAGACCACCTTCACCTACTTCATTGACCACAACCGTCTTACGCTTACGCTTATCATCGCGATTAATCACTATAGCCTTGTTCTGTTGCTGCTTCATATCTTCTAGGATGTAGCCAAGTAACAATTCACCAAGGAGTTGTGAACCAAAGTTATAGTTGTCGTTGATTTCCGCAAGTGTGGTTGCGCCTTGCTCCACCAAGTTTGCAATCGCGATACCACTTGTCGCATTGGATTCTTGGCCCAAGAACGCGCCATACACGCCCATAGTGTCTTGAATCAACTTCATCGAGTCTTGCATCACGTTGAACTGCTGCGCGGCAATATTGAAGTCTTGCTGCACTTGGAACACGTCAGCGATTGACTTCTGATTCTTCCGGTTCGGGTTGAGTTTAATCAAACCGTCAGGTCGCTCTACCTCTTCAAGCACTTGTTGCTGGCTCATGTTGGTGGCGTCTTCATCCATCAGAACGCGTTTGGCCTGCAGTAACCAGGTCAACTTGATGCGACGGAAGTTCACCTCGTCTTGTGCCGGTATCGCACGAGCGATCAAACCGTAAGGTTCGCCACTGGAATCTTTGCGGAATCCCCAGAACGGCACAATCGGGAACATACCAAAAGGCGCGGCGCAGTCACGGCTCATCAAGTGGTACATGCCTGCATACCACTCTTCTTTAATTCTGCTCACTTGAGCCTGTCTTACCGTCGCCCTACCCATTGCAATCGCCATAGCTTGAGGTAAGTCGTTCTGGTTGAACTCAACAACTCGTCCATCTTGTGTTTCCACTACTGGCTTTCGTTCGATATGGCGCACATACACAACTTGCAATCGGATACGCTCGCGGTTGTGAGAGAGATATTCAGAGTGATCGCGGGACCAATTGTTGAATGCTTGATGAGCACTGGTCAAATGTGGGTCGAGTCCTTCAAGGTTCTCTACGTCAATAAACCCTTTCCAATCTTTTTTCGCGTACTCTAGAATACTCGCTTTATCGGGAACGAGCGTTGCCAGCTCATCAATGTCCATCCAGCGCATGCGCATCGCCCATCGACAATCGGACCAATCTCCTTCGGTCGAAAACCAGTCCCAGAACATCTCATCACGAGGAACTGGTTTGATCTTGTACTTGGGTCCAAAAGGATTCGGGTTTCGATACGCTTCCACAAAACCCACACCGGATTTAATCATCGAGGCGTAAGCTTCTGAACGCGCCTTATCGAGTCTTCCTAGTCGCGCTACGTCTGAGAACTCGGCATTAACCGCTTCGGCCATCAGCTCCATTTGCTCATCTGGGTCATCCGCGCACACAAGTAGGTCTGTTCTTGTCTTCGCTTCCATGCCCAAAACACCGTCGATTGTCGGGGCGATAAGGTTGTGAACCGTCGTTGGCTGGCCTCGTTCTTCCAGTTTTTCTCTAACTTTTGGGCTAAGTTGGTCGCCGTCATAGTACGCGTTGGCAACCTTGGCAGCGCTGCGCCAGTCGGGTTGCCCGTCAATATCCGACAAGATGCGGATCATGAAATCATCAAGTTTCGCAAGTTCATTCATTATTTCGTCTGCCAATGGTTGTTGGATGGATCTCGTTTCAGGTCTTCTGATTTCACGCGCTTAGGCATACGTGCTCTGGCTTCCTGGGCAAGCATATGGCTCATCACTTGGTCGTCATAGCAGCCTTCTTGGGCATTCATTGCGCCCTTTTTGTCGTACACGTAGCTGTGATATTCAGAAATGGTCCCCATCCAACGAATGCCAGAAACGCCGCCTTTAAATAGCGACTTCATGCCTTCGGTTAGAATGGGTTTGGATTGTTTGGTCGTGAGCCAGCCAAGCTTGACTGTCTCGTTGTCGTTGTCTCGGTCTAGGTATTGCTCGGAATAGATCAAGTTAGTCGGATAGATTTCGCGTAGCTTTTGGATGAACGCGTGACCGTGGTTGTTTCGCTCTGGCATCACGTAAGCATTGCCGTACATTTCAGCGATGTGCTTCGTGATGTACGCAAGTAGCTCTGCATCGATGTGGCCGAACCAGTGAGCCACCTGCTCACCGTCGGATTTCTTCACGACATCGATGCTACTGCGGTCGCCGTGCTCCAACCCTTCGGCAATATCGACGCCTATCGCATACTCTTCGTCCTCGTCGAACATCTCCCACATCAGCAGCAGGTTCATTGCGTTGCGCTGCATGCGTAATGGGTCGTCACTGTCTATCGAGTTAACTCGAGTCGTCTTGCCGGTGATTGGCTCTAAGTCGTAAACTAAAAACGGCGAAAGCACATCTGCTTCCGCCGCCATGATATGAGCTGGATTAAATACCCGCCGACCGGACGTCAAGAACGCTTCAAGTGGCGTGGAAGGAAACTCTTGTTTCATTTCCTCGCCCTGAATAGCTTCTTTTTCCAAGTACCACTGCTTTTGCTCGTCCGTCAGCTTGCAACCCATCGACTTCTCAACACCCGAGAAGTATTCCTGCATCGCTTTCGGCACAATAAGGCCGTTCATTGGCACTCGCGATTGATACTTGGGATCTTGCCACCATGCGAAAAAATGAAAGTGGTAGTCTTCCCTACTCAACTCAACACCACTCTTTGCTTGCTCCATCGCTCGCATGCACATCGTGTAGAAGTCACCGCCAACACCTTCTGCCGTCGATTCAATGAAACAAATTGCGTTCTGGTGTATTGCGTTGAGTGTGCCGGTCTTAACTTCTTTTGCTTTCTGTGGATACTTAGCGCAGATTTTGCCGTGTTCGGAAATATGTAGGCGCTGAACCGTGCCAGAACGAAAGGACGTGGCTACCTGTATGCTAGAGCCGTTCTTGAAAACAATGCGGCCACCATTAGCACCGCTCTTACGCTCTACTATTGGTATCGCAGCTTTAAGCCACGCAGGTAAATTGTCGTATGGGACTTCAACTTTGGTGCGGAATATCTCGCCTGCCGCTTGTTTGTCCTGGGCAACGATGCCGCACTTCAAGCGGTTGTTAAACAGCGCCTCATCGAGTAGATAGATATCTATTGCTGTAGAGAACCCTAGCTGACGTGCTTTCAGAATGATGTTGCGATGGCCCATCAACTTGAATAGCAACTCTTGTGCTGGTCGTAACTTGAATGTGACCAGTTCACCGTCTTCATTCTCTATCTTGTAGAGATTATTAAGACGCCACGATTTATCACTGAGCTTAGATAAAATAAAAGCGCGGTCTTCCGCGCTTATACTTTCTGGTGTTATCGAGCCTGCTTTAATCATTCAAAACAAACCCATTTGAGCCCATATTTTGAATCTCTTGAACAATGTCAGCGATTGCAGTTCCAAGGCCCGCTGACTCTTGTTCGATTCGTGCAGCTTCCAGTTCTGTCTTGTGTATCTGCGCTTTCGTTCTTAATAACGTACCAATGATTGTCAAACCACGGTCAACGTTGTTGTCAGTATCTCGCCTAAGTTCGTAGAGCTTGGCTCGGTCAGCAATCGGTACACCTGGCTTTGCCAAGTCTTCGTTTATCTTGTAGTAAATCTCGATGGTTTCCATCAGCTTCGCCCTAGCAAATGCAATCTCGTAGTCAATCTCGGACTCGGCTGCATCAAAAGCCGCATCAGGGTTTTTGAGTCGAGACGTATATCCGTTGTGAACGACGGACAATTTATTGCCCACAGCGAAGCGCCCTTTGGCGTCGCGCTGCGCTGACATATCGACGCCCAACATGCGCCGAATGAGCTCCATCCTCTCTGCTTTCTCAAAGTGATCATTAAAATGATCGCCATTTTGATCAGTTAACTGATCACTTTTACTGATCACTTCATTTTTCTTGCCGTTATCTTTTGATTTCTTTGGCTTTTCTTTGCCACTTTCACCGCGCTGATCACTATTTTGAGTCCGTTTCGGATTTTGCGGAGTAGATGTCGTGCGTGTTTGTGATGCGTTTTTATCGCTATTTTCTGGCGTTTCGTCACTAGAAGTGATCACTTGGAGATAACGACGGCCAGTGTTGTAGTTGATACCTTTCTTTTCACACCAAGCCTTGATAGAAATGCCCGTTTTTTCGTGCTCTTGCTTGTACTCTTGCTGTAGAACCTTCCAATCGCGCTTAGCCACTTTCTATCTCCAAATCGCAGGAACAAAAAAAGGCCGCATCAAAGATGCAGCCTCGGTATTGTTGGAAAATCTACCGCAAAAGCGGTTTTTTATCAATCACGCTAGTATTTGTTGGCGTGATTGAAGGTAACTCGCCTAATTTTTAATATCCTCCTCTGCAATGGATATAGAAAACGGCCTGAAAGCCTTGCGGTTATTGCGCTCGCGCTTAGTCTGGATTTCAAACCGTGTTGGTATTGTGTTGGTCACTAAAGCTACCTATCGAGCGAGTACAAAAAATCTAGCGCATGACAAAACAAAGTGTATAGCGCATGTGGGAGAGCAACAAAGTCTGATACCAAGTAATAAATAATCATACTAAAAAGGCAACGATCACATCGGTACGCTGTCTTTTCTAAAACATTTATCCCCCACTCTATACAATTCAGAGGGCGTGCGTTTACCCTACTAAAACTTATTCGATTGAGTTGATAACTCATCATTCTCGGTACTAGGTGACATCTTGCGGTCTAACTTCCCTTTATGCGGCATAACGTGTTGATTGTTACTTGAGTTAATATAAAAATGAATGCACAATCGATGGGTGAAAGACGACAATTTGTCGTCTAATGAGCGTTATGTGTTTGTGTTTAATCGACCAAAGAGGAAGCTATGAGAAGTCATGAAAGAGCAGCTCAAATATGGCCATTGTTGTGCCTTGCTGCAAAGAACAGGCAGATACTAACGTATAGCATCGTAGGAGATTTAATAGGTGTGCCTAGGTTTGCACTAGCTCAGTTGTTGGAGCCAATACAATCATATTGCCTTTTAAATAAATTGCCTGCACTTACAGTGCTCGTCGTTAACAAAAGTGGTGAACCGGGTCTTGGTTTTATTGCTGCTGCAGATATTCCCTTAGAGCAACATAAAGTTTTTGAACATCCATGGTTAGAAATTCATACTCCTTCCCCTGAAGAGCTCGAACAAGCCGTTCTCAGACTACCTTCATGTGGTATACCTGAAGCACTTGAGGAAAGTAAAAACACATAACAAAGCATTTAAGAGGGATTCTCAACGCTTGGCATTTTTGTTTCAACTTCAAATTTAGTGGTTAAGGTACAATGCTTTAGGTTGGTTGGCGGCGTTGTTCACCCCTTAATGCGGCGTTAGCACTATAGAGGGAAACATGGAAATTGAAGCACTAAAAACAATAGGAAAAGGACTTATTGATCTTATCAATGCTTCTGGACCCTATGCGGTAGCTCTTGTTGGAGCTTATTTTGGGTATTTGGGTAATAAAAGCGCAAAAGAAATGTCCTTAAAAGTGACAGAAATGCAAATTGACAAAGATCTCAATGTCCAAAGAGAAAGCCAAAAGTTTGAAAGTAAAAAAGTAATTTCACAGTATAAAAGGGACCTTATTGACAAAATAGTAAAAGAATTAGAGCCTGTGTTCACTCGTACTGTAGGTTTAATTAAGTCTTATCATGCGCTATGTGCTTACGACGAGCCCTTTAACCAAGAAAAATTCAAAACACTTATTCAAGATCGCTTTTTTAATGTGGATGAGCTCGATAAACAGTCTGAAAATGATAGAGCGTTTACTTGTGTACTTGCCTATACAAGCCTTATCTCTGATGCAAATATTTCAGTTGAAGTATTAAAGCTTCAAGATGCTATTTCACAATGTGTAATGGTTGTCGAATGGGATGGTGAAAACTGGGGGGAAGAGCATACACAAAAGGTAAATCATCTAATGAGTAATTTACAAGCATCGTATATGAAATTGTTCATAAGCCTTGGGAAATCACTTGATAAATAGTGCTAACAAACAATTTAAGAGTGATTCAGCACGCTTGGCATTTTTGGTTTGAGTCGAGTTCAGTGTTTACGGTGGTCAAATTGAGTGTTGTGGTCGCGTGCTTCACACCTTAATTGGGCGTTATGCAACAGTGAGTCAGTAGGTCATGAGTGATGATAGAAGAATCAAAAAGTAAAAGAAAATTTAAGGCTGAACTGATCAAGAAACTTCCTTTTTTCCCGGATGATCGAGATACCTTACAACAGCTAGAGAGCGAGGGACTAGGTAACGTCATGTTCTACTATCTGCATTGGTCAACTCGGCAAGTACCAAGCAGGATTAGAAAAGTACATATATACCCAGAGCTGACAGCAGATAAGAGATATAGAGTGCTAAAAGAGCAAATTAAATTGTTTAGAGATAAGGTCTCAAACGGTGAGGACCTATCTCCATACTTATCGCTTAGGGCTCATAAGAAAGGATATACACCAAGGCAAAGAATAATTGATGGTGAGGCGGATTCATGGGAAGACAAAGATCAAATCCTTAATACCAAAGGCTTTCACCATTTCCACTTAGATATGACAGTTCAACATACTGGTTTATCAGTTCGAACAAACGAAGTCTTATTTGCAAAGGTCACTCGAACCGAGTTTCATGCCGTAGCCATTTTTGATCATTCGGTATTCGAGCCAGCGGATGAAAATGGAAACTTAGAGCTTGAAAGAAAGCGAATGTGGGATATACATGAAAAATATACCACTATGGGCATGGCTCCTGGCACAGTTTATATGACTAGCCCGATTGCTAGCTCTGGCCACCCTGTCGGCATAAGGTTAATGGCCGATCGCTATATGCATACAATAAAACAATATGATTCAAAGCTGTCTGATCGAATTTTTGTAAATCAGTTGTACCAAGATGGAAATTTACCACCTCCAGAACGATATAAATTAGAGTGGCAAATAGACGCATTGGACTTAGTTATATTCGACAAAAAGAACAATATTAAATTTATCGTTTATCAAGGTTATTTGTAGTGAAAATGTTGCATAACAAAGCGTTCAAGTGGGATTCATGCCGCGTGGCATTTTTGGTATGCGGTGAGTTTTGGTGGTGAAAGTGGTCTGCGGAAAGTTGGTTTAGGCGGCATTCACCCCTTAACGCGGCGTTATGTACTTAGAGAAAAAACTATATGTATTTGAGGATGCAATGAGAGCAGTAGTATTGGGGATTGCTTTAGTTTTGGCGTGTCAATCCGCATTTTCTAGTGAAAAGCATCAAGCTCTTCAGGGATTAGACAAGTTAATTAAGTCTAGCGACGTGATTAATGATACGAGTTCGAAAGAAACAACTAGAAGCTCAATGTTGAGCAAAGACTTCGTATTATATCGCTGTGTTCTTTCCGAGTTAGAGCGACAGGGACAATATAGCAATGACAACGCAATTGTTGCGGTAATGACTAATAAACCGAGGATCATCAGTGTTACGTCTGAAATTCAATATTGGATACTTGGTTTAAGTAAGGCTGCCCATTCAGGATACTCCAAAATATGCTCATCAGGTCAGCCTAATGAAGTATCATTAGTTGTTTCGGGCTTTCTTGAAAGCTCTCAGTTGTACGAAAGACTGGCAATTTTAAACGAACATGGTTGGCGTGAACCATGGCAACCAAAATAAACGAAACACGTACATAACAAACTGTTTAAGAGTGATTAGCAACGCGTGGCATTTATACTATGCGTTGCGTTTAGTGTTTAAGGTGGTATGCGGCGGCATTTGTATTGCGTTGCTCACCTTAACAGGGCGTTATACAAAAGGAGAAATGTTGAACAATTCAAGAAAAATCAAGATACGGTATGATAAACCAGTATTTGTATTTTCATCGATTATTTATGCTCTAGTTTCTAGGATATCAATATTGGTAGCTGTAGTGCTTATTTTAGTACTACATGTTTTAGCTGACATCGAAATTAGCAAGTCAGGTGCTTTTTTAGCCGCGCTTGGTTTGTTGCTATCCTTAAAGCATAACTTTATTAAGATCGCTTCAAACCAAGATGAAGCGGTTAAAAAATCTCAGGGTATGGGGATGACGCCATACTATGAGGGAGTTTGTGAAGTAGAGGTATATAAGAAACAAGCAGCCAGAGAAACCACAGATGAATTGACAGGAATACTTCTAGTTATAGTTGGTGGTCTACTCTCTTCATACGGCGATGTCTTAACAAATTGGTATATGGGCTTTACTTTCGACAGGCGTGTAGTTTTTGAGCTTTCGGGGTTTATATCACTTCTTATATCATGTTACTTGTTTGTAGTTTCGGTACCATCAGTAAGGATAGGTATTGGGAACCTATTACCTCATGAGTCTAAAGAGCAAGAAAAATTTGTTCATGAGTTTGCTAAACAGCAGGCAAATAAGTTATTAGGTAAGTATTTACTAGTCTTTGGCTTAGCTGTACTAATGCTCGCCGCTTTCATTTAGTTTTGTATAACAAACGCTTCAAGAGGGCGTTATGTTGCTAGGAGGTCAATTGAAGTTTAGTTCTAAGCAAGTTATTGAAGCATTAATATTTTTATGTTCTATTTTAGCTTTTTTCTCTTTGGTCATGTTTGGCATATTGATTGGAAAAACTGACCGTAAGTCTCTATTTTTTGATGTTAAGTGGACAGATGTAATATCAAGTTTTGGCTCTGTGGTTGCTGGAATTGCCGCTATTATCGCTTCAATTGTAGCGTTGAGGGCAATTCCGATCTTTCAGAAGCAATGGCGCTTTGAAATGATGCATAAGAAAGTAGATGACCTTCTTGAAAGGTTAAACTTATACGGAGACTTTGCTTTTAAGTTGTCGCAAGCAAATATTACGAATAGCGAGTACTATTTAACTGACAAACCGATAGATAACCTAGTTGATACATCTGACTTGAACAAGGCACTCTCTAATACAAAGAGAGAAATATTGGGTATCCAATTTTATATAAAGGGTAAAAATCTGCTGTCAATTGAAGACTATGCCAAACTACGCTCACTGTGGGAAAGTGTCGAGCAATCTTGTTTGAAGATGATCCGAGCTTCACATCACGAGTCAAGTGAAGAGATCAGCCATATTAGAAGAGCAACTTACAACGCAGATGTCGATTTTACTAACGCAATTGTGGCGTTTGAGAATTTCTTAGTAACTCGTTAAAAAGCAACATAACAAAGCGTTCAAGAGGGATTCATGCCGCGTGGCATTTTTGGTATGCGGTGAGTTCTGGTGGTCTGCGAAAGGTTGGTTTAGGCGGCATTCACCCCTTAACGCAGCGTTAGTTGCCTAGTTGAAGTTCGGAGATAATAATGAACAAACTGAAATCGTGGAATAGTTACACAACTCCTAATTTCGGAGTGGTTGCCGCCCTGATGGGGTCAAGTCACCATTTTACTTTTGACAATTATGAAGTTGAAATTCAGCTCCCATACGAAACAGGTGAAAGTCAATGTCGCGCTGTATCATGGAGGATGATCGATTCAGTCAAAGTGGCAACAGAGTATATCGTTAATGAGGTTCAAGTCAGTGTGGTTTTGAAAGACCAAAACGTAGACTTACCAGAAAAATCATTAAGTTCTAACAATATAGATCATTCTCACTTTTCAACGGAACAGCAATCACAGTTAGCATCCTTGCTGCAATCGTACTCTGAAGTGTCGAAAGGTGCGTTTCTTTACTGGCTTAATATGATGCGTTGGACTTGTAACGATTCGACAATTGGCAAATCGCAGCCTTTTTCAAATGAATCAGGGTGGTCAACATATTTAGTGTCCGGAGAGATGAATAAACGAATTTATTCATCTAATCCCGTTATACAGGTTACGTTAAAAGCACCAGTTAGTGTTGCTCAGTGGTATAAGGTTCAGCAAAAAGTTACAAATGAAATGGCTTTTCCTATGTATGTCAAATTTATGTTTGATGCGCAGGAGTCCATGAGACTTAATTATGTCGAGCGAGCAATTGTTGAATTAGCCCTAGCGTGTGAAAATTATTTGCGTTACTCCGTATTTTCTCTGTTACCAGATAGTTTGAGACAAGATTTTGTTGAGTACATTGAAGAAGCTAATATAAATCAATACTTGAATCGTTTCTTCAAAAACTCATTTGACAATGCCTACTTGAAAAGCGTTAAGTTTAAAGACCTAAAAAGTGATATATCTTCTTTGCTTAGTAAACGTAATAAATATATGCACATGGGAAAAATGGACGGAGCCACAACAGAAAACTTTGTTCGTTATTTGAAATCCACCCAACATTTATTTACTTTGAAAATAGAGAATGTAGCACAAGGCAACTAACAAAGCATTTAAGACGGATTCGCAACACTTGGCGGTTTTGGTTTGAATTTGCTTTTGTGTTTAAGGCGTAATAATTGAGTGTAGTGGTAGCGTTGCCAGCCCCTTAGGCGGGCGTCAGGGGAATAGTAAGCTTCAGCTCTTGGAGGGCTTTAAATGACGGAATTGGTATTTTTACCATTAACTATACTGGTGTTTAAGTGGAAAAATTATGATTTGTATGATTGGCTTTTTACAGTTTTTATGTGATCTATGCATTCACTTTTGTAATGACAGATGAAATTCCATTAAATGCTAGAATTGGAAGCTTTTACTTGGGTATACCAGCTTTATCATATTGTGTTTTTGTGTTTTCTGAGTTTCAATCGCATTGTTCTGTATGCACAATAAAAGTGATGAGTGCTTTAGGTTTATCTTCCGCACTCATATCATTATTAATTATCTTTTAGTTTTTCCCAAAGACTTAGCATATTAACTTCTAGACTTTTTTCTTTTAATGATGAATCTAGTTGATTTAGTTTGGATAACTCATTTCCACTAAGCGTATTCGTGCGTTTTTTAATGTAAATTGACAAGTATCGCTCGCTAAGTTTATCTATGTTAATTAAATCGTTGCCCGAACTAAGTTCATTGACTAAGGCCTCCATCTCATAAGATTTTGAACATTCTTGAATTCTTATATCTTTCAGAAGCAATAAATATTTATCTATATCTTCGGGTTTTAATCCATGTAAATCATTTATCGTAACAGGAGATTTCTGACTTTCAATTTCAATACAGTTTTTGACTGAATCTTTATACGCATCATAACTACTTTCTGCTAAGCATATTGATGGTGTTATAAAGGCTAAGAGTAAGGGTAGTTTTTTATAGTTCATTGTATAAACATCTCCAGAATACTTTTTCATCTTGAGAGATTGATGATTTCATGTACATTCGAGCTGCAATGTTTTCGACTTGACGAATTAATATTGGATTTGATGAATGCATTGATTTTGCTAGTAATTCGAAATCGGTAGTGGCTATCTTGTAAGATGACCCTATAACTCCATTACCAGCAAAAATATCCATCATTGCAGATACTCCGATAAATGCAGATAGAGCATTAGCCATATCTTTCATTTCTGCGATTTCATCTAAAGCTCTCTTACTTTCTGAGCTAAATTCGACATTTATGTTACAAGCCATTTTGACGTCCTGTTAATAAGGTTCTGTATGTAAATTAGGCTACCATGTCCTTTGGGGATCTTCACATTCCTCAGCATGGTTTTAGCACAAGATCTCAAAACTGGAGTATATTCCCCTAACAAACGCCTCAAGAGGGACTTGGCACGCGTGGCATTTTGGGGATGTGGTGGTTTGACTAGAGAAGAGACTGGAGACTGAGCCAAGCGTGATAGCAAGTTAATGCTTCACGCTTCTTCACTTCAAGTAACGTATGCACGTAGGTCTTATCTAGTTTAGATAGAGCATGATTCAACAGAATCTCACTGACCATGTAATCAACGCCAAGGTCTGCCCACACGGTTCTGGCCACTTTGCGCAAGTCATGAGCGGTCCACTGTCCATCACTCACCGCTTTGACCCTCTTACTTGCAGCGGCAGCACTCATCGCACTACGCTTACCCGTGCTCGGAAACAAAAACACACTATCACTTTTTTGGCTGGCTCGATACTGTTTCAAGTAGCCAATCATATCTTCGGTGAGCGGTAGTCGGTGTGCGCTCTTAGTCTTCGTGTTCTTACTCGGTATAAACCACTCTCGGCTGTCAAAGTCGATGTGGTCCCATCGTGCTTGGCGAGTTTCACCAATGCGTGTCCCTTGCGCGAGTATCATCACGACTAACGCTTGAGACGCTTCATCATGCTTGCCAAGACTCTCAATGATACTTTTGACATGCTCTGGTCGCACCTTCGCATCTTTAATCGCAATTGCCGCATCAATAAAATCGCTGAATTTCAAATCAGCAAGTGGATTCTCTTCGATAAGCTTCAGCTTCTTCGCTTGCTTAAACGCCACTTTCAAGGCAGCAAACACACAGCGCACCATCGATAGCTCGTAACGCTCTTGCAATGGCCACATCAACTCAGTATCGAGCAACTGGCGACTCACATGCCCAATATCGATATGACCCAGCATCGGCAAAAGGTGGCGCTTAACCATCGACTTGGTGTTCACTTTGCGCGAGCGACTCATACTACGGTTCTTGCTCACGCGCACTTGATACCAACGCAGCAGATCGCCCACGGTAGAAAACTGGCCTATGCACACCGCTGCAGTGGACGGATTTAATCCCATATCCGCTTTAAACGCACCGAGCCGGTCAAAAATCACCTTGGCTGACGTGACAGGCCACGCCCCAATCTTATTTCGCACTTGCTTGCCCTTGGCGTAATGCACCAAAAGCCAACTCCCGCCCGTTCTGGCGGTGTTATAACGCAAGTAAAGCGAGTGCCGAGGGTCTTTGAGCTGGTACACTGTACCATCATCAAGATGACGCTTAATCGCAGCATCAGAAAGTACCACTTCCAAAGTACGCAATGGCTTTACTCTTCTATCTCGACAAAGTACACATCACGCTCATCATCACGTTCACTAGCAAGGCATGGCTCAGTAGGTATGATGCCGCACAAATCCTCATAGCAGCAAAGCGAACACACACCCTCTTCTGGACGCTCGCTCATGTTTGGTGAATCGATAGCTTTAGTCTTCATACTCAAATTCCGCACTCATTCGTCTTTCAACTGCACTCACTGCTTCCATTTCGTGACGACGTAACGCATTTTTTTGCGCTCGCATGGAAGTAACAACAGAAGGCCAATTGTCTTTAAGCACTTTTGCACCAGCACTGTCGGAAACCATCAAAGACTTAAGCCAATCATGTTCAAGTGTTCGGAACTCCCCTACACCTGCACACGTATCACACTGTCGTTGCGTCTTCTGAATTGTGCCAGTGGCACGACAACGGGGGCACTTGCACGACTCTCCTGCCTTTTTCGTGGCATAGTCGTGGAGCGCTCTTTCTTCTGTATCAATACGAGCTTTATGAGCCTCGATTTGACTCTCTAAATGCTTTATCTCTTGTGCGGAATTTTTAAGAAGAATTGCTTTTTCAAACGACTTAATAGATTTTTTCAACGAGGCAATTGTCTTTCGTGTACGTTCCCCGAGCATAGTGTAACGCTTCCAAGCTCCAATGATGCGTTTTTGCATCACATCAATCGGCAGGTTAAGTGCATCAGAGACCAGAAGATAGGAAGCGTGCTCTCGTTGTTTTCTAGTGATGAGTGGCAAGGGTTGTTCTTGGATGTGGTCATATAGCTTTTCGGTTGAGTATGCACAGCGCATGTACTTGGCACTCAATATTGCGATACCAATCGGGTTATCACGTTGAGCGAGCCCAATAGCACCAAGAAGTTGCTCTTTTGTTGGTCCGTTCTTTAATGTTCGCTCTTCCCATTTCATCGTTCGAGCAGCACTCAATATCGTAAGCATTTCTAACTTTTTACCCATCTTTGGCAGTTCCTTGCATCAAGAAAGCAAAAAGGCCCACTGTTGCACCAGTGGGCCTAACCAACGTCGTTGTCAGCGAAACAACTGAACAAACACGCAAGAAGTTACTCAAACATGTGTCACTTTTCTGTGATCTCGATGCCGTAGTATTAGAAAAGCATGATATCTGCATCGCGGAGACTTATGGTTTGACTCAATTTTCCAGTGTCAATCTATAAGATTTCTACTTTTAGCATGATTTTTATCAATCATTGAGATAATCCATAATTAAGATCTTCCCTGCTTCATGACTATTACAAATTTCGACTCGATAACCCATCGCTCTTAATTTCTCATGCCAGTTCTCCTGGCTGCTTGTGACATAGCTGTAATAAGGCTCAGGAGCTTTCATTTCGATTCTTAGACCTGGGTATTTCTTCGTTGGGATATCCAGAATTAAATCTGGGTATCCCTTGCTACCGCCTAACTCAACAAAATCTTTTTGCGCTTGCGGACCTCTTTTGCCCTCATTGGGTACATGAGTAAGAAAGTCTCCGATTAAAATGCCATTCCAGGTTGTTTTATTTGCCCAATCGACAAGAGCGACTTGCTCTGCTCGCTCTCGTAGAATTGGACGGCGTTTACTTGGATTATTCTTATAGGCTTGTGAGTGACCACCCTTTGCTAACCCAATTAGTCCAATCTCTTGCTGCAGACTTAAACTCATCCAATAGCCCCCACATCCAATGCTTTTCTCAACGTGTTTTTCACATGCAGCAGTTGAGTACCGTGCTTTACCTCCCACCCTGCAGGATCGTTATGAAACTTTCGGTGCTCGCTGGCGCGTAAAGGGAACGTGAACAAGTCGTGAGCTTTGCCGCCCATCTTACCCTCACCATGCAAGATAAGGTGATGTGCTACAACAGGGTCACGCTCGGTTCCAGGACCGTTAACCACACAAGGTAGTTTGCGCACAAAGGCGAGGTACGCCTCACTTGTGTATGTCGTTGGTTTCGGCTTGCGCATGTAAAGCAATGGCGGGTCTTCGTCTACAGACAACTTAAGCACAGGCTTTGCCAAGTTTTCTAGGACTTCTCGGCTATCTTGTTGGATATATCGTGCGTTGGTATCGATATACCCACGCCCTCCAACTCGTCTACGAGTTTTTTCTTCCTCGAAAATTTTGCTCAACAGATCGTGTGGTAACGCATGATAAACCTTGTTTCTCACAGCCCACCAGCACAACTCTGGCATTGTGAGGGGAAGAACGCTGCCATGTAAGCGAACTGAAACCACGTTAGAGCGAAACACGATTAAATTCGTCGCCGCTTTGCTATCGATTCCTACGACCTCTTCTCGATGCAAGTCGTGGTGCCAGCACAGCCGAATCGCTCCGCCGTTCTCTAGCTTTACGGTCAAGAGATTATGGTTACAGTGTTCAGATTTAGCTTGGCAGCGCGGAATACGATCTACATGCTTTTCGATTGGGTCAAATAGCTTGTCTACGTCAGGATGCGCAAAAAATGGCAACAGGGATAAATCCCGTCGCACGGTTTCTTTATCTGACGCGATAAGCGTCACTGCATCAACAACTACTGGCCCGTCACTACGGTGAATCAAAGACAAAGGAACAGGTTGAATTAACGCTCGCCCATCCAAGTCTTGCATCAATGAAGTGTGCTCGCCCGTGTTGAGTAACGTTATACCAAGCTGTGGTATGGGGATTACACTCGAAATCAACGTCACAAAGGAGCCTCCAATTCTAACCAAAGTCGAGTAGCTCGACCGGCTCCTTTGATTTCACATTTTTTGACGAAGTAACGATAACCTTCGTAACAAAGTATTTTTTTGTGCTGGAAGCAATGTATAGCATGCTCAGCAAGCTTGCTTCTCGCATCAATGCTTACGCGTCTTGTCATACAACCCTCGCTTTTTGGTCACGTAGCCAACGTGTAATAATCCGTCATCATTGGGTGGCTTGATTTTTATTAGGTGCCACTTCCAACCGTTAACGAATCTGTTCGTTCTCTCTCCAAATTACTCTTTGCGTTCGTTTAGGTGGTGTACCGATGTAGTAACAACAATCTCCTTCAATCACCGCTAAATCGATTCTAGAGCCGTCAGAGCAGTAGAGACTAACCAACATATCGGTTAAGTCCTGTAAACCGCTTCTCGCTAGCACTGAGGTGCAAATTTCGGGATTGTTGATAAACCTCAATACTAAATATCCTCCCCTAATAGCATTTTCAATTTCGCTTTGCTCTCTTTGAGCTCGCATTCCAACTTCTCTAACTTTCGTTCGCAAGATTGTTTAATGCTGATCCTCAGTGGGTTGTCATCACGTATTGAAGCCATATAGCCCTCTTCGCTACGAATTAACCCTGTTAGTTCATTTATGCGCCCTTTGAGCCTATCTATCTGGCTGCTCTTGCTTGGTTGATTACTTTGTTCGGGTAGAGCAGCAAAAAGTTGATCCTCCCAACGTCTGCCCTTGAGATACGTTTTTGGGTGTATTTTGTCGAAACCTTGAGCTCTCGCTTTCAAACGGCGTTTAATATCACCGGCGAGCTCTGTCGCAAACTCATATGGGCTTCGACCTTCTTGCTCTACAAGCTTGCGGAAAAGAGATAGGCACTCACCGTGAGCAATTTTTCTACCTTCCCACGCAGGCCAAAAGATGTTTTCGAAAGATTCAACAACCGGATCGATACCAGTCGCTTGCGGCTGGATCGATCTAAGATCTGTTGTTAGATCTGTTGTATAAACATGATAAGGATCATTCATCAAATTTGATGAATGTACATTCATCGATCTTGATGAATCGAATTCTGATTTTTGATGATTGCATTCATCAATATTGATTTTTGCTGAATTACAATCACTTAGGCTGTTTTCTTGCTCAATATTGTCTGTTTCTTCATCAAAGTTATCCACAGGCTCGATCTTGAACTCTGGAAGCGTGTACCAACGTTCCTGAACCCATTTATTGGTATTGTGGTTTGCCACAATCACGAGTTTTTGATCATTGAGTTTTTTCATTAAGCGCTGGCATTTTTGCTCTGACCAGTACGGAAACATCTTGTGTAGCTTCTTAGCCGTGTTGTAAGTCCACACGTAGCCGCTTTTAATGTTTCGCCCATCTGAGTGGTTTTTTCGCAACCAATAACGGATTGCATTGAGGACAATGGCAGCTTCGACACCATGCTCTATCGCTTCGGCTACGCTAAATGAATGGCTTTCACCAGCAATCGCTATAAATGCCATGCAACCACCTCGCTCAATACCGCTTTATTGAGTAGCCTAGACGACGCATTTGATGTAATATTAAAGTCCGGTGATGGATCAGAATTTAGGATGGAGTTGTATTTTTTTTCATCCATAGGTTTATCTCCGCGAGAAGTGCGTTATACTTCTCTCGTTAGTAAGTTTTCTTTGAATGCAAAGAAGCCATCCGGTTTTTAAACCAGAGATGGGTAGCTTCCTAATCAAGCTACGGCGAATAGCTTGTCATTTTGCAGTGACCGACCTTTCGAGGTCGGTTTTCTTTTTTGCATTACGAGCATATTCAGTCCGTCAACTTTCCATATTTTCTTTCCTCAGTCGTTTCGCTAATTGAATACCGGCGCAGTGCAATACGCCGCTCGTTGTAATCGAAAGCCCAGGTGCAACTAGGCCGCTTCTCTTACGATTTCTTTCACTGCTAACTCTGGCCAGATTTCAAACCAATCGTCAGGGCGCAAATCTTTTCTACTTACCTTTCCTGATGACTCTCTTTCGAGTAGCGCACAAGTTTTAGGATGAATAGTTGTTCGCTTGATCGATACAATCTTCCGTAAGTAACGGAGCGTCGTACCTGCTCTGATTGCATAGCTCTCTTTTTCTGGCATCGTTAAACTGGAAAGGTAGGCTTTTAGCTCATTCACTTTACCAACCTCCTAACATTACGAGCCCTTTAAGTTTACCTCAAGGAATACTTTGATCAAGATGATCATTTCCAATGTCGAGTTATTAGTCAGTTATGTGCAATAGCAGCAATAAATCAAATGCTTATAATGAAGGTATAATTTGAGAACGCAGCCCCACTATGGATAAGTACGAGATTAGGCGTAGAAACCTAGAAAGAATTAAGACTACTTTCTGCAATAACAGCCAAGCAGAACTCGCTAAACGCATCGGTCGACAACCGTCATATATTTCAAGAATGCTATCAGACCCAAGCAAAACAGGGCACAGAAGGATAGCTGACGACATGGTTGATGTAATAACACACGCTTTCAACCTACCTAACACGTGGCTCGATACCATTAATCACCATTCCAATCTGCAAACTGGCTGTACTATTGCCAAAATAAACATGGAAGCTTCATTTAAACAAAACGGAGAGGCTGAAATGATTAACAGTGAATACCTTGGTGAGCTATACATTCCCGCAAGTTTTGGCGTTGTGGATGTAATCAAGGTTAACGGTGAAGGACTGTTTCCAAGGATTAAGCACGGAGAATCGATAGTCCTATCCCGCACTGCCGAACCAACTCCTGGTGACGACGTTGCTATATGGCTTAAGGAAACAAACGAACTAATGATAAAAACACTAACCGCCGACCGTGGTGGTCACTATCAAGTCTTTGATGTGAACAATGCATCTAGGCCAGAAACTATACAAAAAGACGATATAAGATCCATTCAGGTAATCGCTGCAATTTTCAGTGAGACGTTTGCTGCCGTTTGATTGCTAATTTTTTGTGACACAGATCAATAAATCTGTGTCATTTTTTTATTTTTTAAGTTTACCCTCAGGTTATTTATTGATTTCCCATGGGTAACTTTAATACTATCTAAAGTGAACTTGAATGAAGTTAAATAACATCAAGGCAAGTTTGTTTCCGAGGCATTACCCAAAGGAAACATTGAAAGGGCCAAGAACGGCGCGGGCAAGTTAACCCAAGAAGGTCGAAAACCTTCACCGGATTAATCCGGTAAATGTGATACGCCAAAGCTGGGCGTTGACTGTACTCGTAAGGGACAGGAATACAGCTTATTGCATACACCATTTACGAGTGGTGTATGTAATTTAGGAGGTATCATGAACCAACGTCATACGGAACAACAACTGAAACAACGTTTGCTTAACTGCAGAAAAAAACCAATGCCCATCTCTCCAAACGCCAAATCAATGATTAAGAAGGCTTTAAAAGAGCGAACTATATCTAAAAAAGCGCTTTGCCTTGTTTACTCGATGACCTATCGCCAGCTCAAAGTTGCTTTGAATTAGGGAACAACAATGACAAACACACTACAGAAAGAAGCGTTAGTGCAATTAAAGGTTGACCAAGGCAAGGTAAACCTCTCGCCAATGTCTTATGCGCAGTTTTTTGAGGGACTGAGACAGCAACTACACCGCATCATCGAAAATGACTTTCAAACAGAATGCTCTATTACAGACGACACCGACCATTTAATGAAATTGGCAGCATACCGAGAAATGAGCATCGTTGTCATCGATGGCCTTATATTCAGCGAAATGGAAACTAAATGCCGCTACATTTCCAGGAGAATTACGGCCATAACCACGAAACCAACCTATGAGTCTCTTTCGATTGAAGAAGTAAACTTCATTGTCATATCCATGCTTTCCAGTGCGAGAACCATCTTTATAAACAACGAACGCAAAGCGCTTGAGCAGGTTGAAGCGGAAGAAAAAGCCGACAAAGCAAGCGCCAAGCTTGCCAATACTATTGGCAAACAAATTCTAGACGTGCTTAGCAACATTTCATTCAAATCAGAACCCGAGAACACCTATGAACTTACCGACACTCCTTCTTGCTGCCATTAATAACGCCAATAAAGGCATGACTGGCTATGACTTAACTCAGCAATTTTCCAAAGAGCTACCTTTCATTTGGTCAGCAAGCCACCAGCAGGTTTATCGCGAGTTGAATAAGCTCGAAGTCGATAAACTTGTTAAACACGAACTATTCCCACAAGAAGGCAAGCCCGACAGGAAGGTGTACACCATCACCAAAGCAGGGAAAGTTGCGCTACGAGACACACTAACCAAGCACCCTAAACTTGCGATCATCCGAGATCCTTTGTCTGTGATGCTTTTTGCGTCTGAATCAAGTCAATTCCCATTAGCAGAGCATTTGGAACAACAACTTTATTTTTGTCGCCAACGGTTGGAGGAACTTGGTAGGCAGCGCAACGCTAACGCATCAAACGCAGTGAGGAACTTATTGCTTGAAAGGCAAATACAAATGGTAAAAGCAGAAATTTCTTGGATTGGCGATGCAATCAAAGAGCTTGGTGTTGAACTAGAACACGCATAAATAGGGAGAGCACCATGATTATCACTATTGGCGGCTGCAAAGGTGGCCCTGGTAAATCGACAACGACAGTTAACTTAGCCGTCGGACTTTCGAAACAAGGTCGCGACGTCTTAGTGATAGACGCTGACGATCAACTCGCAACGAGTAAGTGGTTTTCTTACCGCAATGAGCAATTAAATGTCGTAGAAATCAATCACGCTATCGCGGAGGGTAACATTAGCCAAACGCTGCTTAATTTCAGAAAAAAATATGAAATGGTGTTGGTTGATGTAGCAGGTGGGAGAACCATCGAGCTCGAAGCCGCACTCAAAGTCAGCGACTTAGTGCTTTGCCCTTTCGAACCCTCACAACTTGATTTAAATACCTTCCCTGACTTCATTCAGCTCATTGAATCAGCAAAGGTATATAACCCCAAACTAAAAGAACGCTTTTTTTTGAATCGATGCGCTCCATTGGTATCACTAGATAACCAGTTAGAAGTTATCGATGCGTTAAGAAAAATGCCCGAAATAACTCTGTTAGATACCCGTATCTATACAAATAAATATTTCGGCAAAACCTTTCCCCTTGGTCTTGGTGTACTTGAAGTGCCCGAAGCCACAAAAGCTCAAGAAAACTTTAATGAGCTATTAGAAGAACTAAGAGAGTGTGTGTAATGCGAGCAGGAACCAATAGCGACGATATTCGCGGTAGCACGGGGGCTGGAGTAAACCGCTCTTCTGCCAAAAAAAAGCGCCAAGGAACGAGCGTTAGCCTCCCTATCTCGATGTTAACCGACCTTGAGCTTATTGGAGAGTCTTTACTTTTTGAAGAGCATATCAAGTCCACCAGTGCATCAAAAATTGTTGAGCTGGCGCTTTTAGAGCTTTTCAAAGGAGAAACGCCGCCAGAGATTGCAAAGCGCATTGCAAGCAGCATTCGCAAACTAAGTAGATAGAGAGCCAATGTATGACTGATAAAAACTCAAAAAACACTTCGCTAAAGCATCTGCCAAGAACTAATCCACTGTTCATTAGGCGAAAAGAGATTATTGAATTATTTGGCCGCTCAGGTGGTTTCGTAGACTCGTTTATCAAGAAGCATGAAGACTTCCCTAAAAAAGTCTCTTATGGCTGCTACAGCCGCAAAGAAGTAGAAGAATGGCTTAAAAATAAAGGTTTTTTATGAGCACCGAATTGTTAGATATTCCGCAATGTATTCAATCCCTCCAGACAGCCATCGAGTCAAACATGCCCAAAGCAGCACTGATGGGTATTGTCACCGAACTATCAAAGGCTTGGAATCGCGAATGCGATGAGTCAGACAAGCTTATGGATGACCTAGAGCGTCGGGATTTGGAACTTCACCAGCTAAAACGCGCATGTACCGACCTAGAGCTAAAGGAAAAATTATGGCGCGATCAAGCAGCGGCACAAAGTAAAGCGGCGAGTCGTGCCGACAATTTATATCGTCAGCTAAAGGTTGATTACAGCCTAGCAAAAAAAGCATTAGAAAAAGCTAATCGTGCACTAGAAGTCGAGATAGATGACCACAAGCGCACTAAGGCACAAGTAAAGCGTAATAAAGAATCGGCAGAAAAATACCAAGTTCGCGCCAAGAGTTTAGAAAAGGCAACAAGTGAACTTAGGGAAGATATCCGCAGAATTGAAAACCGATCCATAGAGCTAGGCCGAGAGCGTCTGCAGCTAATCAACGAGCTAACAAAGATCAAAATGATGTCAGTATGGGCAGATAATGACGAAGGGCTCTTCATGCTGCCAGAAAGGATTAGAATCCAAATTGAAGGGCAAAAAACAATAGGCAGAGCTTACACTTTGCTTTACACAAATTCGTTCGGTATCTGGCGACAAGCCGCTATCGGTTCAGATTACAAAGTGTCATTTAGCAAGTTCGCTTACTGTGATGGTGTGGATAAGGAAAAGACAGACATAGCCAACGAAGTGCTGCCAACCCCATCTGAAACGGCTAAAAAAATCGCGCAGCGTTGGCTCTATAAAGTCAACATAGTGCAAAACGCCCTCATTACCGAAGAGGACTTAAACATTCGCAATGTCGCAGAATACCTAAAAGAGATTGGAGAACTACAAGAGTCTGCATAATGGATAATGACTACTCTGCCCCCTACAACCCCTATCTTTTCAGGCCAAAGCCCAAGAAAGATTACGCCGATAGCAAACCTTCCAAGCGACAAGCAGCCGCACGTAAAGCGCGTAGACAAATTGAAGACTTGCTAGAAGCTCGCAGAATAGAGCGAGAACACTCGCTTTAAAAGAAAAGCCTCGGACCGCTACCAACGATTTCCGAGGCTTTATTTCACGCAACCCAATTGGAGACACCCAAATGGACCGTTTAAGTTTATCAAACTACGAAAACTTACGCAAAACACTCTCAACCCTGCCCCACCAGCAATGGTATGCGTTCTGCAGAACGTATGGCTATTACAACGGCTACAATCGCTAAGGAGCGTATCATGATTCAAAATCTCACCCACGCAGAATGGGGCGTCATTAAAGGCTTAGTGCATGGTGGCGGCTCTACCAGTGAAGGCTTAACGCAAGGTTTTGTTACTGGCAACTTAAAGCAGTTTAGCGGCCACTACGTGCGCTTTGTTGACGCATGGGAACGCCTCGACTCATGCCAAAAGCAAGCAGTGATAACCATTCGTCAAGAGTGTCAGTATGGTGACGAAGTGAATGACGTAAATGAACTGAATTTTGTCAGCAAATTCATTGCATGGGAACGCCGCAAGCTGTTTGCACAAAAGGAGCAAGCCTTTTGGGACCGTTGGCACAAACACCCAAACTTCATCGAGTATTACGAGAACGGCGAGCTACCACCGAGAGAGCACAAAAAAATCGAAGCGTCCGTTAAACGAACTCTCAGTAAACACATTTAATATTTTTGGGGCGTCTAGACGCCCCTTTATTCAGGGGCAACAACATGAGCATGCACATTAACAACGTCATTACCCACCTACTCTACAAAAACGAATCGGAAGAGCTTCAACTTGGCTTAAGATCCGAACCGATAGACAGCAAATCACCGAACGGGGAAGCGCTCGTTGTCGCTTTGCACCGATTCTATAGCGACAAACCCAAAGGTTTTGCAGAATTTAACTACCAAAGTGACTTTCAAGAACAACTGGAAAAGTTTCGCCTAAAAGAAATCAACTTTTACGAATTCTCTTATTGGACCGCGACTCGCCTAAAAGACGAACTGAGCAAATACCCGTTTGCCGATACTGGCGTATTAGCCCTAGTTGAATACTCGCACTTAGCCACTGAGTACCTGATTATCGCCCTACTCCCGATAGAAAATAGTATTCGTCTCGATGACGGGCTCGATATCAACATCACCGATCACGTTGAATTCTCTAAAATCACCATCGCAGCACGAATCAACATCACCGACTTTGAAACCAAAGCGAACGATAAATACATCACCTACATCAAAGGCCGCGTAGGTCGAGCGGTGAGTGATTTCTTTCTCGATTGCCTATCCGCTTGCGTCACGTTAAACACCAAACAGCAGAACACGGTCCTGCTTCAAGCAGTCGAGGATTTCTGCAGTGATTCGAAACTAGAGCGTGATGAAAAAGTGTCGTTCAAAAAACAAGTCTATGACTACTGCAGCGATCAAAAACGAAACGGAGAAGAACTCCAATTAAAAGAGCTTTCTGGCGAACTGCCTCCAAACAACGATGGGCATACGTTCTTCGATTACACACAAGAACAAGGCTACGAGTTGCAAGAGAGCTTTCCCGTCGATACCGGCACAATTCGCAGCCTCACCAAATATGTAGGCGCGGGCGGAGGCTTGAACATCAGCTTTGATAGCCTTCTACTTGGTGAGCGCATTTTCTATGACCTAGAAACCGACACGCTCACCATCAAAGGAACGCCACCAAACTTACGTGACCAACTTGCTCGCGGTTAA